TCATCGATACCGACGCCGGTACGGATGCTCGTAGAAGCCGTCCGGCCGCTCGACCTGGAACATGCTGGGCGCCAACCACAGAGTCATCGTCACGCTCGACATCTCGTTGTCACTGAGCACGTCGATCTGCACCACCCCTATCCAGTGCAAATCGTGCGTCCGCATCCACGCAATCTGATACCCGCGCATCCACTCCTCGATGCGTAAGCCCTCCGCACGCACCGTAATGTTGCGGTTCCGCACGCCTCCGCCGACACTCTCCGGCAGCGCTCGGCGCATGTTGACGTACACCAGCCGATAGATCCGCTTCAGAGTCGGAAACCGCGGATTACTGGCCCATCTATCGAACATACGTTCGATGCTAGGGCTCGCCGAGTCGATCAGATGACGGACTGCCGGGAGCCGCTGAACTTTCTTGCACGCCAGAACCACTAAGTGTGTAGTGTCACCAAAAATGGTCTTTGCTGAGTTCTTTGCCGAGGGGGGTGTTGATGTCGGGCGATGAGAACGTTCTCAAGGTTGATCTTGCGGCGTTGGGCAAGCTCGGCCCGCATCTGCGGACGCTGGCTGATCAGCTCACACGGAGCACGGCGGCCAGTGTTGCGGCCCCGGCTGGTGCCGATCCGGGGTTGGCGGCGCTGTACGGGGTGTCCAAGGCCATTGCCGATGTGAAGCGGGTTGGGGCTGCGCGGTTGAACACGATCGCTGATTTCGCTGACGAGACCCAGCACGCGTTCACGATCGCGGAGAGTTCACTGACGGCCAAGCTCGGGGAGGGTTCTCTGGCGGCCGGGTACGGCAATCTGCCCAGCATCTATCAGCCCCCGAAGCGCGCATAGGGGCTCTCGTGGTGACGCCACTTGATGAGTTCATGGCCAAGAAGGCCAATGACTACATGGCAGTGGTGGACACCTGGCGATCACAAACCCGGCAGTTCAAAGAGGTGTACGACGAATACAAGCGCTGGGCCGGCGCCCCGGATGGCACGGAATGGACCGGGCGCACCGCGAACGCCTCGTATGAGGGGGCATGCACCGACTGTCACGGCTCGGATAACGCTGATGACACCGTTGACGAGCGCGGCAAGCTCGTGGCCGCCACCATCGAATACGAGGTGGTCGATCCCCTGGTCAACGGCCAGCGTCTCATCGAGAGGGTGCTGGAGCACAAGAACCAGGGGGTGACGATCGATCAGACCTACCACGTGGAATATCACCCGGCCGAGGGTGAAAGCGATGAGTCGATCGCCAGTAACCGTGCCCATGTCGCCGACATTGAGCGCCAAATCAAGGATTACGTCGCCAAATGGGAGCAGGGCTGTCAAACCCTCAAGGCCCAGGCCGACGCCATGGCCCAAACGATCACCGGCTGCATCAACCCCAAAACCGCCCTAGTCGATGGCCGCAAGATTCTGCGCGACGCCGTGCACCCGACACCGGGCGAGGGTCCATCCACGGCGACCGCGACAGGCGGCAAGCCCCGCGGGATTGTTGAGGGCATGCAGGACATCGCCGGCGCGGGAGACACCAAACCCGCAGGCACAACCGGTGCCGAGACAGTCGCCGACTACAAGACGTGGTATCCCAAAGACGCGGTGCCGGTGGGCGATAAGAACGTCGATCCTGCCAAGCTCGGCGCTGTGGGCTCGCTACCGGGCGTGCGCGACGGCAGCGACAAAACTCCGCAACCGCTGCAACGTGCGGTATTGCGTCCCGAGCAGGTCGAGCAGTTCAAAGCCGACACCCGAAAACTGTTGCAAGGGCAGGGTGTTCCTGCCGACCAGATCGAGTCACGCGTCAACGCCGCCGTGCAATCGGCGCAGAACCCGCATTTCATGCCTGATGCTGAGCCGATGCGCACCCCTGGACAGGTGCCGTTGCACAACTCGCCGGGGGATCAGTTCAACGACATCGTGGGCCGCGCTAACGATGAGGCCACCAAAACCATTGACGGCCAGATCGAACAAGCCAAAATCCTTACCGGGCAAGCCGGTCCGGGCGCTCCTGGTGTTGCCGAGGCATGGAAAGAAGTCGGACTTGGGGCTGTCCAACAGGTTCACGAGCTGACCTCCGATCCGCTGGCTGCGCCCAAGATGGGCATTGAACAAGCCAGAGAGTTCTACAACCATCCCGGCGAGTTCATCGGCAAAAACATCATCCATGGCACCGAAGCCCTCGGCGGCGGGGTAATCGGAGGCGAAGCCGCAGCCGGTGCCCGCGGACTACTCGGCGACCTCACCGGCACCGAAGGACGCGCCCTCACCCACGGACTCGACGACGCTGCGCCGACACATCCACCCACCCCGCACAGCGCCGAACCCCACACGCCAGTCGCAGGCCACACACCCACCGAATCCCCAAGCGGCCCAAGCCACCCCGTGCCAGCGACGGACCACCCCACGCCAACAGGATCCGATCACACCCCGATCAGCGGCGATCATTCCGCAGTGTCAGGGCACCCGGTGAGCGGCGGCGACTCCACACCCGTTGCAGGGCGTGACTACGGCTTCGGCCCGCACGAAGCCTTCAAGAACTTGGCCGACCCCGCCGACGACATAGCCCGCCTCAGACAAGGTGGCGTTCCCTCGCACGTCACCGAGGGCTACGACCAGCTCGCCGGACGTACCGTCAACCAATTCGAGCACGAATTCACCGTCCCCGGCCGCGACGGCAGCCCGAGATGGGACTGGGAAAACCAAGCACCCAACGACGGATTCGCCGGAACCCCAACCGTCACCGACCGCATCCCTCAAGGGCACTTACTCGATAGGCTGGGTTCCGAGAAAGGCGCGTTCATGGCTGACGACGGCGCACCCCTGAGCACTCGGAGTATGCCACCAGGTGTCGCCAGTGACTACCATCAATACGTAGGAACAGGCCAACCCATACCGCCCGGTATGCCTTGGGAGGTTCGATACGGCCCCGCCGGCCCGGCATTCGGGCAACCTGGCGGAGCCAACCAGTGGGTGGTGATCGACAAAATCACCGGCGATCAAGTACCCGTCGCAATACTGAAGAAGAATGGCATTATCGAATGATTCCTTCTCGGCGAGACGCTTCCAACACGAGAGCAACATCATGACAACGGATGAGACAAGTGCAAGCTCTGGCTTCGATGAATTGCTGTCACGATACGAGAAATGGCGCCGCATCTCTTCAGCTGCAGGTGAGACCGCTCCCGACGAACCAGCCTGGGACGGAAACCGCCTCTACCTCCGCTACGGCTATCCGCACCCAGACTGGACCGGCAACATAATTGAGCCAACGGCATCCGGCGGGTACCAGATCCTGAGGGTTACAACTGAACGGCGTAACGAGCCCGCTGAGTACCCAACCGCGTATTTCGCCCGGCTCGAAGACGCCGGAAAGTACGTCATCTGGAACAACGGCGAAAGCGTCAGGATGCACGTTGGGCTACGGCCGCTTACCCAAATATGGCGAGAAGAAGGTCTCGATCCACGAGTGAACCAGGTTTCACTGGATACCTACGTCTCCAAATTCGAGCTTAAGAGTGATCCCACCAGGTACTTCATTCTGTACCGTGCCGGCGGCATCCAGCCAGAGAACCGACTATTGCCCCTCACATACGATGAACTCGATTCGGTTCTCCAACAAGGCATGCCGCAGTCGGTTACGGTCAGCTAGATCCGAAAAAGGGTAAAGCCCATTACCACTTCTGGTCTGGGCGTGATCTTGTAAAGTCCCCTCAACATCACACAGAGGGGGAATCCAGTCATGTCCAAGCCGCGGCGAATCTGCCTAGCGGTCTCTGCCGCTGCCATACCCGCCAGCATCGGCGTCGGATTCGCCGCGCCGGCCGACGCGGGATGCGAGACGCAGCCGTTTGCGCAGTACTGCGACGGGCCGATCAAGACCGATGGCACCTGGGACCGCTGCTTTACCTCGTCGCCGCAGGCGACGTTCGGCCAGTACGGTCAGGTCAGCGGCTGGGTGCCGTCGACGGGCCGCTGCTACCCCGTCGATCCGAACGAGTTTCCCCCGACTCCGATCGGGCAGCCCCAGTACCACATCTACCCCTAGACCCGAGTAGGAGACTCATGGCTACCTCACGCAACAGCGCCAAGACCGCCCAACAATTGGCGGCCTCGGCGAAGGTGGCGGCCAACAACGAATACGAGCGCTATATGGCTGAGGCGATCGAGAAGCTGGCAGAAACAGTCGCGGATATTGGGTTCAAGCTCCACCATTTGAACTAGGGGCCGGTGCAGGAACGATCCGGGGATTCGGCGATCGGGCTGACAGCGAGCAAAGACCCTGCCTGCTCCGCTCGTGCAGAGCCGTGGCACTACTGGAGCTGAGCCGCAACATCGAACTGGAATCCGTGGTTCCATACGTCCCACGTACCTGGCAGCAGGAACAGTGTGCAGCCGTCCGGCGCTTGCTGTCGGATGGTCTTCACCGCGTGGTCAACCGCTGTCATGCCATCCCACAGCGCATAGGCCGGATCCCCGTACTTGCCGTGTGCGCCAGTGGCGATGAACTTGATGGCGTCGAATAGCAGGCGCACTAGGTCGGGCAGGATCGCGAACAGTTGCAGCGGATTGAGTACCGCGCCAAACGTATTCGCCTGGCCCGACGTCATCAGTCCGGCCAGGCCCTTCAACACTCCATGCAGTGGGTCGTCGCTCGGCGCGGTCCCGAGTAGCTGCTGGAACGCCTGTTTCGGGAACACGGTGAACAGATAGCTGGCGAAATCCAAGGTCAGCTCTGCGCGAGTCAGGAGCTCGTACAACAGGAACAGCAGGCCGCGGGCACGCGGGTACCAGTCGCCGTCGATCGAATAGGACCAGTAGCGGTCCCACACCCAGGAGGGCTGGGGAGTTTTGGAGATCCCCTCCCCCGGATCATTTCCATTGAGGCTGCCTTCGGCGGGCATCGCCGGGTCGCCGAATGTGGTTACGCCGACGACATATTCGCGCCATTCGGGCGGGAGCGCGGTCAGGAACTTCTGCACCGATACCCCGCCCATGCTGTAGCCGATCAGCCAGATGGGTGTGCCGACCATCGGCCGGTAGAGGCGCATCGCTTCGTCGCGGAAATCGTTGGTGGCCTTGGCGAAGCTGTGCGCGGTGGGCGGGTTCAGGAACGCCCGTGAATCGGCCCACACGCCCTGGATCGGGTACAGGGACGGCGCCGGGTTGGTGGGGGCTTCGACATAGGCGCCGATGGCCTTGCGTACGTCGAGGTTCGCCACGCCGTCACTACGCAGTGGGGTGGCGATCCCCATGCGCTGCAGCCTCTCCAACTCGCCGGGGTCGTTGTTCATGAACGTGGTGATGTCGATGACCGAAGCCATGGTGGCCGCGGTGTACTTGCGGTCCAAGATGACGCCGTGTTCGATAGCGCGGCTGTTCTTCGGATAGGCGAGCAACAGCCGGCGTTCGATCGGTATGACCGCGTCGGATTCGTCGCCTTCGCCGTAGCCGATCCACTTCCCGTCAGAGCCGTTCATGCGGCAGCCTTCTCGGCGTCGAGCCACGCTTCGATGTCCTCGGCGGCGACGGCCTTCTTGGTCTTGCTGATGCTGGCCAGCAGCGTCTTGGCGAGGTTGGCGTCTTCCTGCCGGTCTGGGTACTTACCCGGGTTGTCGGCCGCGGTCGATACCTCCCAGAGCAGCGCGATGGACGGTGTGTGACCTTCCTTGGCCAGGGTGACTACTGCCGTCACGTGCTGGTTGGCGTCGATGGCGCGCGCCAGGTTGGCGCGGGTGTTCACGTTGCCTTCGCCGAGGTGCCGTAGCGGCGAAGCTGACGGGATCGGCGCGTTCTGCGCGCGAACGTAATCCAGGATCTCGCGCTGTTCGGAGTCGGTCAGGGCCATAAGGAAACCTCCTGTGGTGCGGGTGTCGATTTGTCTCTGGACGTCGGTGCGGAAGATGTTCATGTCGATGGCGCCGGGGTCCCACTTGCCCTGGCGCACCCCGGCGGGGCCGAGTTGTGCCCATTCCTTGTGGGAGATAGCGCGTTTCGCCGTCTGGGCGAGCTTGCGTAGGATCGCTGCGAATGCCTTGACCGTGGCCTCGTATTGCACTGGCGGCCAGCCGGTCCGGTGTGGGGCGTTCTCCTGCGGCAGGATCGCGACCTCTACCCCGATCGTCACCGGGTTGGCGTTGTCGGTGGGAATCCCGGGCCACGACCCGACACCGGCATGATTGGCCTTGCCGATACCGCAGACCCATACATCGCCGTTGGGCCGGATCAGCAGGTGCGCGGCCAACCCCAGCGTCGGATGGAATGCGATCCCTTCCGGGGTCTCGTTGGCGTTGCCGGTGTGATGGAACACCGCGCCCCACAGCACGCCTTGGTCGCCTTCTCCGCGGTCTTTCCAGCCGTCCATCTCGAAAACGCGCAGCCCCTCGGCGCGTAGCACATCGGCCAGCCAGTATGGGTCTCCGCGGAAGCCGGGCGCCGGTGTCAGCACATCCGGGGTGGTCGGCACGGACGGATCAACGGGCCCACCGGCCAGCGCGCGACGCAGCACCGACCATGCTTCGCCCCAACGCTGCGCATACCGATCCGGGAACGCCGACTTCTGGACCTGCTGCACGACCTGCCCTGCCACGGCTGGGTTTCCAGCAGCGCGCCCGTAGTCGTCGGGCAGCGCGGCAAGGAACATGTCCGCGGAGTCGGCCAGAGTCATGCGTTTCCTGGCACCGTTGAGGTCGCCGAACAGGCCGCCCCAGCCCCAGGCACGCCCTGGCGCACCAGGACGTGAGACCTGCTGCTGGAAATAGCCCGACGAGAGAGCATCGTTGGATTGCGAGTCGTGGTCGAACTGCTCGGTTTGCGGGTCTGCCGCGTTCCACGGGCACCACCACTGCAGCTCCCCGTTGTCGTCGGCGGCGCCGACCTCGACGTCGATGCACATGAGCGCCAAAACGGTGGCGAGCTCGTCAAGACCACGTGCCAGTGATACGGCGTGTACCTCGCAGGCGATCTGCTCGCGGCTGCGCAGCGGGCCGTCGGGCCGGAACCATACGAAGCTCATCGGCTGCCACCACCGAAGAGCGGGACCAGCTGTTCAAGACGTTGCAGCAGTTGACCGAACCGGCCGTCGAACAGGCGGTCATCGAGTGTGCCGGGGATGGCGTCGGTGAGCTTGTCCACCGATTCGTCGGCCTTACGCGCGACCGCGGCGACCTCGGCGCGCGCATCCTGCCGGAAATCGTTGAGGAACTTCGTCAACAGCTCACGGACCACCGCCGCGCATTGCTCGCCGATGCTGTCGAACAACTCCCCGCGCCACTGAGCTATCCGGGCCTTGATCACCATCCGTACTTCCCCTTACCGATATCTGGATCAAAGTTGTCCATGCGGTCACTGACGTAATGGGCTGCACACCAACCAATCCGGAATGAGACCCCGGCCAGCGCGATGTAGAACAGCGGATACTTGACGAGCTGCGCGAAGGACTGGGCCGACATCAGCCCATCTCCACGTAGTCAATGGCCGGGCCAAACCTGCGCGGCCCCAAGAGATCCTTGGAGCCCTGCACGGAAATGATCAGCGACCGGTTCCCTGTTCCCTTGGGGGCGGTCGCGTTCTCGTCGTCCCACTCTTCGAGCAGGCTGCCGTTGCGACGGAACGTGTGTACATTCCCGACGAAGTTGTGCCGGATGACATCACCAGCGCCGAACGTGCCAATCGTCTTGACCACAGTGTCCACCCCGGCCCTCCGCACGATCCGCAGCGTCGATGAATCCATTTGCACCCCAACACCACCGGTGACAGCATTGTTGGACCCGCGCGCCAGGACCGTGGTTCGGCACAGGTCACCGGTCAGGCTCGGCCCTGATCCCTGGCTGCCGATGCGGAACTCCACATAGCCGTCGTCGCGATCCAGCGCGGCGACGTAGCGGGCGTGAGCGCCGTTCAGCTGCAGCGAGACCAGCCCGTCCGGCACTCCGAGGCGACACACATTGCCGACCACACTGGGCTTATAGCCGTCGATACTGGGGCTGATCACCCAGTTGACGCCGAGATCGCCGTCAGCGCGGTTGAAGTCGTCGCGGATCCGGTTCGCTGACCACACCAGGGTTTCGCCGAGATACGCCCGGGTGATGGCCTTCTCGCCAAGCATCATTGCCTTGATAGCGGTGCCGCCGAGGTAGATACCGGGCATCAGTCGCTCAGCAGGTAGAGGACGTTGGGTTCTTTGGTCGTCAGCGCCGTGTAGTCGGTCGAGGTCATGGGCACTGCGTCGAGCTTGATGGCGTTGCCTGCGCTGTCGTGGGCGGTTACAACACCGACGCCGGCCTTGGCTGCGGTGACAGCACCAGCGGCCAGCTGGGGTGTGCCAACGGCAGCGTCGTCGATGTTGACGGCCTTGACGCCCTTCGACGCGATCTTGGGAGAAGTAACCGCTCCGGCAGCCAGTTTCAGTTCGGTGACTGCTCCTTCGGCCAGCTTCGCTGTCTTGACCGCGCCATCGTTCAGGGTCGACGGCGCGACTTCGGCGATCTCCTCACGCATCTCCGGTGCGAGGCGCTGGCCGCGCGGGGCCGACGTGTCGAGATACGGGACCACCTTCGCCATGCCGGGCAGGCTAAGGCGGCGGCGTGCAACTACCGGCCGCCGAAAGCCCGCGCGACCGCATCGAAGTTGGCCTCGACCTCGGCCGGATCTTCAAACCCGGGCGGCGGCGTGCGTTTGGCTTGGTATCCGTCGCCGTTCAGCGTCTCGGCGTCGTCTGTGGTCGGCGCATACAGCCGGTCCATCAGCTGCTCGCGCTCGTGCTTGTCCTTTTCCTCGTTGCCGGTGTGCAGGGCCTCCAGCCACACCTTCTCGGCTTCGTCGATCAGTGCGTGCATGTGCGGCAGCTGCCGCATCGGATCAGCGATACCGTCGCCCCGCATCCGGGTCCGAATCGCCCGCCAGTGAGTAGCCGCCATCACACTGAGCGTGATGACGGCAAGGTAGGGCGGGCCGTGCCCCATGTCGCTATCGCGCGGGCAACTCTGCCCATGCTGTCGGCCGGCAGTTCGCCGCCCATCATGGTGACCAAGATGCGTTCGTGCTCGCCGGATTCCAGGTGATTCTGCAGGAACAAGGTCAGGTAGCCCTGCTTGTCGACAACATCGATCTTGGCGTTCACCGACATGGCCAGCACCGGCACGGCGTTGGGCATCGGCCGGCGCGCCCTGACGACCCCGACACCGGGGATTTCGAGCGGGACGAACGGGCCCGTCTGCGGGACCAGGTCCGCGTCACCGAGCATGTCGTCGAAACTGTCTGGCGGGTCGTACATGTGAACCTCCGAGGCGCAACTACTGGAACGTGCCGGGCACCAGGATTGATGCCGTGATGGAGCGGCCGGCCCAGGACGGTTCCTCCGATGCGACGAACGTGCGTTCCCCTGTGGGCCTCGGCGGGTTCGGCAGTGCGGCCACCGCGCTGCATGCCAGGTTCCCGTCTACGTTCTCCAGTTCCGTCGTCCCGGCCGGCACGGTCTGCGTGAGTGTGGTTTGGAGCGCGTTGTGCGGGATGTAGGACACCAACAGCAGCAGTTGTCCGGCGCGGTCGATCGATGGGCAGATATGGCCGTCGTAGCGTTCCCACCATCTCTTGCGTAGCGATGATGCGAACTGCCAGCCCTCATCGAGGAGCGGGTTGGCGCCGCGCACGGTGATCAGGTGTGCGATGGACTCAGCCAGTAGGCCGTTGCCGAATGTGTAGGAGGCCGGTTCGGTGGCTTTGGCGGCCCGTACGTACACCTTCATGTGGGCGTCTTCCCAGCCGCCGTCGCGGGCGTGGACCTGTGTCCAGCCGGTCTGCTCAGGCTTGATGTCGCTGATGAGCCCGAACTGGTTGGATACCACCGCAATAAGCATGTCGCCTAAGGCAGTGCCCGCGGGCACATCGACGTCGGTGTGGAAGGTGTTGTTCACCGAGTGCTCTGTCCCGACAACCGTGGGGGTCGACAAGACGGGTGGCTCACCGATGACCGGGGTGGCATAGAGATCCAGTCGGGTGCCGCCGGAGATGAAGCCCGACTCGGTGTTTTGGTCACCGCCATCGATCGAGGTGTTCTCCCAGAAGTCCGTCCGGAACCGCACCTCCACCCGGCCGTGGAACGTCTGCCCGGGTGCCACGATGCTCCAGCCGGTCCAGTGCGGCATCAACGGGATGCTGGCGGAGTTCTGCCGGATCTCGCTGACCCCGAATCCGGTGCCGAGAGCCAGGATTCCGCCCTTACCGATGTCGCCGCCGATACCGAACTTGCTGACCTCGGCCATGTCCCACGATGTCGGTACCGCCGCGGTTGCGGTGATATCGCGGCCGTGGAGGGTGAGCAGGTAGCCGCGGGACCGTGCCTGCAGCGTCACCTGGGCGCCCTCCCGGGTCACCATGCCGTAGACCGATTGCGGAATCGGGGTGTTGTTCGTCCAGGACACCACGACAGCGTGGACTGCGTCGTTCTTGTTGCCGCCACCTGATGTGTCGTAAGACTTTGACACCGAAGGCACTTCGGCGCCTTTGAGGTGGCGCATCTGCATCCAGGGCTGCGGAGCGATGGCGTCGCCGACGATCGCGAAGTGCTCGCTCATGCCGAACCAATCGGCATCGCGAACGCCAGCAGTCGAGTCCAGCGGGCTTGTGCTTCCCAGCGCGGCTCGAACTCTGAAGGGGTGGTCCATACGCCTGGGGTTTGGACAGCGGCCAGGTATCGGAAGTGCAGGGAATCCTGCGCGTCGAGTTGGCCGACGTTGACCCAGGCTTGGGAGCTGTCTCCGTCAGCGAAGAACCGTCCGAACAGCAGCTTGTCCGCGGCGTTTTCGGGTCGGTCCACCTGTCCCCTGCCGCCGAATGAGTCCTGGATTACCGAGGGAAAGTCAGCTGTGGGCGACTTGCCGACGGCCCAGGACCAGGCGTCGTGAATCACTACGGTGCCCGGGTTTTGGGCAACGATGCTGCGGGGAGCCCGGATGACTTGCACGGTGATGTACACCGGGTCTGGGGTGTTGTTGAAGTAGGTGAGATCACCGTCGATCATCGTCACCGGGTCGGGTGATCGGCTGATCTGCCCGTCCTTCTTGGACTGCAGGAATCGCTCAGCGACGATGCTGGGGAACCAGTTTCGCCTCATGTCGAGCCCGTTGACGGTGGAGAGCATGTACTCCGAGGTGCACACCTTGATGCTCATCCGGTCACCACATTTCCCTGCTGCGGGAAGGCCCGCATTTCAATGCGCGTCCAGTTCGCGCGGGCCTCGTGCTGCGGCTGATTCTTGTTCGCGTTGTTCGACCACGGCGGCGGGGTCCACACATAGCAGCGGTACCAGAGGTTGAGCGTTGCCCCTGGATCGATCGGCCCCACCCATTCGTCCATGCTGTTGGCGTCGGCCCATCGCCACTGTCGGCCGGGGTTGGGCTCGGCGACGCTGTTCGTTCCCAAGTCCCAGGCCGATCCGCACTGGGAGTTGTAGATACCGGTGGTCACCGGCATGGCGGCGTCGGCGTCGATCGCAGTCGTCCATCGGTCGCGGAATTGGATAGCGTTCGGGTTCGACGTGAGCCACGACCGCGGGCCGCGCGTGACGCGGATCAGCACCATCTGCGGTAGCGGGGAATCGTTGCGCCAGGACGCTTTCTGGTCGATCAGCAGCTTGCCGGGCAGCGCGATCAGCGGCGCGATGATCGAACCGTCACCACCGGAGAGTGCCCGGATGTCGACAACGGGGCGTACTAGCGCCCAGGGTTGGAGCCGGAGTTGACCGGCCGCATCGGTGGTGAGGTTCTCCCCGATGCAGACGTTCGGCTCGGTGTACTCCGTGATCGGCACGACCGTGAGGCTACGGAGCTGGGGTGAGCGTGGTCGTCAACGTCAGCCCGTCTGCGTCGGGCCAGTCGGCGACGAACGACTCCGTGCGATAAAGCGCCCCAGAACTCGCCGAGACGACCAGCCACGAGTTGCAGCCGGTGGCATCGTCGTCGTCAAACACGCTGCGCAGCGCGATGGTCGGGGTCTCGGGATAGTCGGGGTGGGTCTTCACCGAACCGCGCAGGTATCCGTCCATGGCGGCAGCGTAGCGAGCAGCGGTGCCCGCGCCGGTCACTCAACGGCGAATTCGGCGCGGTAGTCGGCGGGAGTGAGTACTCGGATTTGGCCGGTCGATGAGACGACGATCCAGCGGTCGGCGATGGCGATGAGTTCGGCTGATCCGTCGCGGCGCGCGAGTTGGATACGCCAGGCGGTGGGGTTTTCTACTTCTTGGGAACCGTGGATGATGCCGTAGTGCAGCTTGCGGGCGGTCAACAGCGAGTCGATCATCATCAAGGTCTGCGCGGCGCTTTGTGGTGTGCCGTCGAAGTACATGGCCTGGTAGGTGGTCTGTTTCAGTGGTGTGGCGTTGGTGAATCCCATGATTTCTCTGTGCCTTTCGCGGTGCGGTCTTAGGGTTTGGGTTCGACGATGATGTGGCGGTCGGAGAAGGTGGCGGTGCTGGTGCTGGTTTTGTAGACGGCTTTGAACGTGGTGGTCCCGGGGGTGAGGCCGGTGAGGTGGATGCGGCGGGCCAGGGTGCCGAACAGTCCGGCGGTGACGGTGCGCCCGTAGGCGGCGGTGGCGTCGGTTGCGGCGCGGGTGTTGGCGCCCGAGAGCGCACAGCCCATGTAGCCGATTTGTGCGGCGGCCCCGCCGGAGGAGTACGCGGCCGACACATCGATGGTGACTTCGCCGCTGGCGGGCACGTTCAGAGTGACCGAAGGCCCGGGGGTGGGCAGGTCCACGTAGGCGGCAGTGCTGTTGGTGCCTTGCGCGGCCGCGACGGTGCCTGAAACGATGCGGGCGGGGGTGCCGGTGTCCAGGAACGCGAACTGGGACATCGAGCCGGGCAGCGCCGGATCCGAGGATGCCCAGCCGCCGCTGCGGTAGGCCGCGCCCATCAGGGAGGTGGCACCCGAGTCGTTGTAGGAGTCGAACGCGGTCCCGTTGACCCCGACGGTGAAGGTGCGGGCGGCATCGGAGGTCAGGGTGAAGGCATTGAACGGGATCGCCGCCCCGACCGTGCCGGTTTTCCACGCGGACTTGACCCCGGACGCCACCCGGCCCAACTCGTAGTGGGTGACACCGGAGACATCCCAGATCCACAGATAGACGTAATCGGTGAAACCAGTGTTGGCGCGGATGATCAGCATGTAGCCGCCAGCGGCCCCGCCGGGCGCGATGGTGCGCCACTGCCCGGCCGCGGTCATCGAATCGGTTTGCGCGACCCCGATGTTGAGTTTGAACGTCGGCAAGATCAGGGTGCCCATGGCGGTGAACTGCGGCGGTATCGGTGCCCGGGCGCGCATCCAGATCTTGGCCGGGCCGCCGGTGCCGCCCTTGGTGTAGTTGCCGAACAGGCCACCGTTACCGCCCGCACCGCCACCGGCCACGCCACCGGTGCCCGCGTTGCCGGTACCCCCGGATCCGGCGGTGAAGGCCTCCCCGAACGCCGACAAGGTTTGGGGGCTGATGGTTTTCCCGTTCTGCCCGCTGCCACCGCGCCGCGCCCCCTCACCGCCGGCGCCGCCCGCCACGGTGACCACCGGTGTGCCGGTGGGGCTGGTGATCGTCGAGGTATCGCCGGGGCTGCCGTTATCGCCGAAGCCCAGACCCTCGTCTTGCCCGCCCAGACCGCCGCCCCCGGCGAAGATCGAATACGCCCCAGCCTCGATGGGGAAGGTGCCGGTGGCCCATGCGCCGGGGTAGCCGCCGACACCGAATGCGCCCGAGCCGCCTTCACCGGCACCGCCGCCACCGGCGGCCGGGGCGATCACATACTCGCCGTACCCGCCTGCCGCCCATGCCGGGGGTGTCCACGGCGCGGTGCCCGGACCGGTGAACACGGTGGTTTCCGCCGGGCGGAACGTGATCGAGGCGCTGAACCCGCCCACATCGGAGAGGATGTTTTGCAGCGCATTGATCGCCGCGCCTTGAGAATTGACCGTGTTGACCAGAGCGGCCATCGCCGCGTTAGCCTGCTCCTGGGACGCCCGGGGAACATTGTTGCCGCCGAACTGATTGAACAGCTGGGTCGGGATCGAAGCCAGCGCCTCGGCCAATCCCTCGACCGCCTGACCGGCCACGCCCGGGGTGTTGCGGATCGCGTTGATACCGGCATCGATCGTGCTCTGAACGCTGGTCTGCGCGGCACTTGCCGCCGACGAGGCGGCGCTGGCGTCGGCCATCGCGGTTGCGGCATTCGTGCCCGCAGTGTTGGCCGTCGATTTCGTCCCCAGGAAATCAGCAACAGATGCCGCAATGCTCGCCCACGATCCACCACTGAGCCACGATGTCCAATTGCCCAGCCCCGTAGCCGCATTGGTCCCCGCTGTCGCCGCGGTGCTCTTGGTGCTCAAGAAATCGGACACCGCGGTACCGACATTGGCCCACGAACCCCCGGTGAGCCATGACGTCCAGTTCCCGAGGCCGGTATTCGCATTCGTCGTCGTACTCGAGAGCTCCGACCACTTCGCCGTCAACCAGTCGGTGATCGAGGTGAACGTCTTACCATTGCCGCCCGTGACGGCCTCGGCGATCTCCTGCTCAGAAACCTGGCTGCCGCGCTGACTCAAATCAACCGCAACGGGCGTCGGTTCCTGCCCGACTTCAAGCACTTCACCTGGGCTGGTCGCCATGAGTCGGCCGGCGACCGCGGACAGAACCCACTTCCCCACCCGGATTGTCCGGGGATTTTCGAGTGCTGAGAGCCGCTGTGCCACCTCGCGTGTCCACTCCTGGTCGGTGCGCGGCGCTTGGCCTGGAACTCGGCTCACTGTGTCACCGCCCCTTTCTGGGCGATCTCCACCAGTTCGGGTAGGTCGTCGTTGACCGAAGCCAGCGTGAGCGCCACGGCTCCGTCACCGGTGACTGTGACGTTCTGCAGTTCCATCAGTTGCAGCACCCCCAGTGCTTCGACGTTGAACCGTACTGACGGGATCAGCTGCGAAATGTCTAGCGGAGCATCAGGATGCAGCACGGCACCGTCAGAGAGCACCAAGGTGTCTTTGATGGCCCCGGTGTAGCGCACGTATTGCTTGGCTGCGCGGTCGACGTTGGAAACGCCGAACATGTCGTCGATGTTGTTGATCGTCTGCAACCGCAGACCGCCCATCGGCACGCTGGCGCGAGCCAGGTTGTCGCCGCCGCGCAGTAGGACATCGTTGTAGGTCTGGCTGCCATCACGCACGATCGAGAACTCCCCGCCCGTGAAGTCGTCTTCGCCGAGCGCCACAATCGATTTGAGCTGGGCCGGGCCCAGGATGGGCACACCGCCGACGACTGTCCAGTGCAGCCCCAGCCCGACGAGCCGATCGAACGTCGCACTCATCATCTGCTCGTCGGCGATAGCCTCGAAATCGAAGTGGTCGCCGCGCGGGTCCACGCGTTCGATGGCTCGAGTGTTCAGTCCGTGGTGGGCGATCATCGCGGCCCACAGCTCGCCCGCGATCTTCGAGGGGTCGGCTGCATCCCAGTTTTTCGTCAACGGGCAGCGGGTGCGGGTCATCAACGCCGACATATCCCGCGCGGAAATGGAGGTTCGTGAGCGGCTAGCTGAGACCCGCTGGATCGGTCCTGACCAGTACAACTCGCGGCCCTGATCATCGAACACATCGACCCAATGCAGCCACGGTGTGATGTCCATGCGGTCGGCGTCGATCACGCTCGGCACGGTCATTTCCAGCACCGATACTTGCCGCTGCTCGCGGGTCCATTTCAACGACTCCTGATGCGTGGCCAGGAATTGGTCGAGCTGCTTGCCGCTGGCGGTGCGCAGCGACACGATCTGTTCAGAGCTGATGACCGGCACGGCTCACGGCTCCCGATCGGTGAGTGTCATGGTGACCTCGAATTGCGAGGTGCTAGCTGTTTGAACGATGAAATCCCAGCATGTTTCGCGGTCGATACGTGGTGGCCGCCAGGGCGCGCCGTTGGGGGTGCCGACGATCCCGACGGCGCGGTGCTTGCGGTCGTCATAGATGGCCCAGTAGCGCCCCGAGATGCCATCGAGGACCAGCTCTGTCAGTGGCGGCAAACCCGATACCTGCAGCGGGAATCGGTTGTCTTCGCAGCGCAAATCGGTGCCGCACACCCGCAGAAACGCTTGCAGTGTCAACGGCGTCCCGCCGAGGTTACGGATCGCGATACTGACCGCGGTGTCCCGGCAACGGAACGCGTAATCCATGGTGGGGATACGGAAGCTGTACTTGTCGATCTCGCCGACCGGCAGGCACCCGCCGCACACCGGCGGCGGAGTGTCCAGGATCGCGATCTCCTCGGGCACGCAGTCAGCGGAGAACAGCACCGGCATGTCCGAACAGGTGGAGGGCTTTTCGCAGTCGGCAGCGTGAACCCAGTTGACCGGCTGCCTGGTGATCTCGTCCCAGTCGACCGGCACCCTTACCTGCGGCAGGTAGGCGTAGGGCGAGAGCACCGTCATTTCCCAGCTGATGCGATACAGATTGGCTTGGTGATGCTGGCCGGCCTGGGTGTTGTATTCGGAGATGATCCGCGGCTCTTTGGTCAAGACAACGCCATGCACCTCACGCACCAACGATGCCGGATCGACGCCCGAATGCGCTGGGCTGGCAGCAAGATAACGCAGAACGCTGGTGTTGTCGTCGGTGGTGTCCCGCAGGATGCAGGACAACCAGTCCATGCCGAACTCGACGCCAGCGTGAGTGCAGGCGATCATCAGCGCCTCGAACGTGAGGGTGCGTGACAGGTCCCGGTGCGGGCCGGCCGCGGCCCCTGATCCGGTCATCTGCGTGATGGGCCGCTCTACCGGTGTTGCTCCCAGGCCGTCGATTTTCATCACCCATACGCCACCGAACTCTGTGGATTCGGGCAGTTCGGTGCTGTACCACGGTGCCAGCTCGGGTCGATAGATGTTGTCGCCCAGGAATTCCCGAAGACCTGGCCACGAATCATCGTAGGTGACGATTGTGGAGCACGAGCCGCAGAACGCGATCGGACCCCAGCACGTGCCGTTGATCTCAAACAGACCGGGCCCCAGCCGGCGGGCACCGTTGGGCGGCGTGAGCAGGCCGGGGCTCACTTCGGTGGAGCTGTCGGGGATTTCGTAGAACCCCGGAAATTCGGTGGATTCGATGAGCGCGCAGTCGGTGCTCGGATCGTCGCCAAAGACACCGATGTCGCTGGTTGGCACATCCTGGCCCAGGTGCGCGATCACCCGGGAGCTGTTGGCAATCTCCACGCCGTTGAGGGCGAAGTATCCGCGGTAGGCCATCAGCTCATCAGCTCCAACAGTCCGGCGCGGACGTTCTCGCCCGCTCGTGGGCCGCCCTCGACGTTGATCTGCGCGGTCACATACGTGGGGTTGCCGCTGGCGCCGCCAGGGTTGCGTTCCAGCGCGGCGATCATGCGCTCGAACAGGATGGTCTGTTGCGGCGATAGGACGCGCTCTGGCCGGATCGTCGCCTTGGGCATCATGCCGACACCGCGCGCGAGGCCGCCCTGATCGAATGATCCACCACCCAGGATGGCCAGCAACGGCGCGAACAGGCCCGTCAAGCCGCCGCTGAGTGCACCGATGATGGCCAGCGGAATTTCGAGCGCCGCGGTGATCGGTGCGGCGATCAGGTTCTCCAGCAGCCCGCCACCGAAGATGGCATTGACGATGTCCGGGAAGTAGCTTTGCAGCCCTTCGCCCAGCATGTCGATGATCACCCCTGCCGCCTCGACGGCCAGCTGGCTGCCGATCTCGGCGATGATGTCCACGCCCGCCTGCCCGCCTGAGCTGATGAGAGCGGACACAATGCCGCCAGCGCCCGGTGCTTGGGTGTTGACCGCGGCGCCGGCCGCCGATGCTCCCGCTTGGATCGCGGCGTTGGCAACGGCTTTCGCGATCGGCACGATGACCTTCTCGATGATGTATTTGATCAGCGCCTCGATCACAATCTTGAGGATCCGGATGCGTTCCTGTGCCGCTTCTTCCTCGCTGGTGGATGAGCGGTCGACGAGCGCGGAGGTGTCGTTCATCAGGCGTCCGCTGGCATCGAATGCTTCGAAGTCGCCGCGGAACTGACGGAACTCGTCGGTCATCTCATTGAGGGTGTCTCGGGCCTCAATTTCGACACCCAGCACCCGCAGCAGCACACGCACCAGCAGGTTGACGATGGCGCCCAGGATCGGGATCTGCGATACGCCAAAGAATTCCGCGCCAACCGTGTCGTTGACGTTGACGCCGCCGCCGGTGGCGAACCCGCGCACACCACCGTGGCGGGCAAGGGCGGCCCGGAACGCGTAGACACCAGCATGCCCACCCATGCGGGCTACGTCGTCGGTGGTGAGCACGTGTTCGTTCGGCATGAGCAGCGCCGGAACGGAATCCTTGCCCGGGATGCCGCCATACACTGGGCCGCCGGTGGCGAAGAGTGCGCCGGCGATGTTGCCGCCGATGCCGGCTGCAGCTCCCCCACCGCCGCCGTCGGCTGGGATCGCGCTGCGGACCGCATCGGCGATCGGTGGTGCAGCCGCCTGCCCCAGGGCGGTACCGATCTGGCCGCTCACGCTGTCCTTCAAGCTCTCCAGGGCCGATTGCACACCCGCCTTGACGACCGGCTCCAGCGCTTCCTCGTTGAGTTTGGCGTTGGTCTGCTCGATGACATCGACGAGTTGTTCACGCATAGCGGACAGTTGGGCGTTGACGCTGGTGAATGTCCGGTCAAGTAAGGCGCCTGTGTCGGAGAACATGCGTCCGCTGGCGTCGAAGGCCTTGCCGTCGTTGGTGGTGAGTTCTCCTGCGTCGCCGCCGGCGCGGGTGAAGTCTTCGACATTCAGGCCCATGGCCTTGGCAAGTGCCAGCGGGTTGCGTTCCTTGACGAGCTGATTGAGCTCGGTGTAGGTGGCGTTCTTCTTGTTCCAGGGCTCCTGGCCGAGCCCGGCGACCGCGCTCATCACGTCGCCTGCGACGTTCGACGCGGCTAGTCCACCCGACTGCGACAGCGCACCAAGCATTTGGTCGCCCATGCCGCGCATTTGGCCGTCGAAGTTGGTCACGTAGACCGGGACCACGCCGCTGCCCATGCCGGCCAGACCGGGGGCACCGCCTGGCATCGGCAATCCGGGCATGCCCGTGGCCGCGCCGGCGGCGACCTTGGCGTGGATGTGGTCCTGATGTCCGGCGACGGTGGAGCTGTTGCCGTTGAAGTCTTCCCACTTGTCGCGCCAAATTGTTGAGTCCAGGCCCAGCGCAATGTAGTTGGCGCGCAACGCCGCGTTGATACGGTCGCCCAGTTCCTTGTTTTGGCCGACCATGATGTCCAATGCGCGGCCGCTCGGGTGGTCGGAGATAGCGTCCTGGCGCACTCCCCCTATCTCGCGGACCTCGGGGAAGTTGGTGGCGATGAAGTCCCACAGCTGGTTCGCGTTGGGTTGCAGCCCTGCCTTGGAGCCCTTCGGGCCGCCGCCTGCCGGGAGCGCCGCGATTGCGGTGCCGTTGGGAACCGCTGTCCTGCCGAGCTTGTCACGGAACGTCTGCAACGAGCTGATCAGCGCGCTGTTACTCGAGTTCAGGGAGCCGGTGTATCTGCCGCCGCCGATGATCTGCTCGACCAGCGCGGCGATAGCGTCGTCTCCGAGGGCACCCCGTTTCTTGTTCCGCGCGGTGGTGATCGCCCGGATGACCGGGTCATTGGCGTCCAGACCAGCACCGACGAGTTCGGCTGTCAGGTTGCCGCTCTTGGCGAACTTTGACAGCAGCGCCGCGTACTGCGCGTATCCGCCGGCACCCACACCACCGATTCCGCCGATACCGCGGGGCAGGTAGGTGCTCGGGTCCTCGCCAATCCACTTCGCCGGGTCGCCTCCCAGCGCTTGAATCGCCGCCGCGGCGGCCTCGTAGCCGGGATTGCGTGCCTTGATCGGTGTGCCGAATGGCCCGATCCGTGCCGGCGAATTGCCGGTGGCCGATGCGACGCCGTCGGAGGCGATGGACTTGATGGCATCCGAGGTCGCGGGCAGCGGGCCGTCGCCCTTGCCGGCCAACAGGTCCCGGATTTGTCGCAGCACTCCGAGTTCGGTGTTGTCATCGACGCCAGGAATACCTGCCACCGCACCGACCACGCCGCCGTCGGCGTATCCCCTGCGGGACAGGCCGCTACGGAACCGGCTGTTGATGGCGTAGATGGCTGCAGCCCCACCCAGGCCGCGCACAGCCTCGGGGATGAGCACGCCCTCGCCGCCGGACATCGGTACCAGCATGTTGTCGACACCGGGAGACCAACCGGGCAGCACGCCGCCGTCGGCGCGGCCAGGCGGCACCGCGGGAGTCATTCCCTGCGCCTGGATCATCATGGTGATCGTCTGCTGCTTGTACTTGAGGATGAACGCTTCGACCTGGGCTTGTGCCGCACTGGTGTTGGCCTTGACCTGGATCTCGTTCTCCGAGACCTTGGTGATCTGCACATCCAGGGACTCAAGGTTTTTCATCACTTCGGGCGAGGGGTCTTTGATCTTGACCTCACCCTCGGGCAGTGCCTGGATGTCCGATGCCAACTTCTGGACGTTGGCCTGTACCTCGGGCAACGCACCGGCGCCGATCAACTGACCGAGGTTTGTTCCTTGCGGGGCGGGGACGTTTTGCCCCGTCGCGCCGGGTATCGGCAGGAACGTGGTCGGTTGCTTCTGTGGAGGCGGAGCAGGGGGCGGGAGCGTTGGTAGCGGGAACGAGGGGGTGTACGGCGTCACGCCGCCCAGGTTCACGCCGGGCAGTGGTTGACCGTCGGGACCGATCACCGCGCCGTTCGGGCCGATGCTGTACCCCGGAAGTTTCCCCGCCTGAATCTGCGCGAGCATGCCTTGCGACAGCGACGGTCCACGGTCGACCGGAAGCATCGTCTTGAGGTCGATGCCACTGGGGGAGATAACCGGCGGCGGCGGGTTGTCATGGTGCTCCTGCCACGACTTGTCCCACTCGGCTTTGCCTTCTTCCAGGCGCTTGCGAGACAGCTCGAACAACGACACACCGGCACCAATCATGGCGCCGAGCGCAGCACCCCACGGACCGCCCATCAGGCCACCGGCCAGGGCACCGCCACCGATGTTGGCGGCGAACCCTCCGGCCTGCGCCAACCCCGAATCCGAGTTGATCAAGCCGCCGCCGATCTGGAATGCCGCCGCGCCGATACCCAGACCTGCCAGCGCCTTGTTGATTCCCCCTGCCGCTGTCCCTGCCTTCCCAGGTAAACCGTCCAGGGCCGACCCGATGCTGTTTACCCCGGACAGAACCGACGTAATGCCGGAGATCGTTCTCCACGCCAGGAATGCTGTGACGACACCGGAGATGCCGCCTGGCATCGAGTTGAGAAGGTCGGTAACCATTTTGAGGATCGGCAGCAGCACCGCGGTCCACTGCTTCATGCCGTCGTAAACATCACCCAGGAGCGAGGCGACGTTGCCCAGGATCGGCATCCACTGCTTGATCTGCTCGCGTCCCTCGGTGAAGAACTTGATCAGCTTCTCTTGGCCCTTGTCCGATGCCAGGAAGTCGGCCAGCGCGCCGGACCCGCCGTCGAGCGCGGACAACAGACCGCCGTCGCCGCCAGCGGCTTTGGTGATCGAGGCGATGATCTTGCCGATGTTCAGCAGTGTGTTGCCCAGATGGTCGGCACCCTCGATGCCTTCGGTGATCCATTTGTCGAGGTTGCCGTTCTCCACCGACCGGGTGATCCAGTTGTCGAATCGCTTTGTGACAGCGGTCAACCCGTCGGCGATACGCGGCAGGAAGTCGCTGCCCTCGGCGGTCAGTGTGCCGAAACCGTGGATCAGCGGTTCGATCGCCGCGTTGGCGCGGTTCTGCGCGTCGGCGGTGTTGCCGAACAACTTGTCCAAGATTGACTGCGAGGAGTCCAGGCCGCCGACGCGGCCCAGCTCCTTAAACGTGGCGTTCCATGCCTTCGCGATGCCGCCGAGGCCCTTCTCCAAGGTGGGTATCGATTTGTCGGTCAGTTCGGTGATGCTCTGATCGACGCCTTCGAACATGTTCTGCGCCACGATGTCGCGCTGCAGATGCTCCAGCTGAGGGCGCGCGGAAACTATGGCCTTGACGACGCCCTGGACCGCCGGGGCAAGGCCCTGCATGGCCTCGGCAGCCTTCTTGATGTCCTTCGGGTCGCCCGACTTCGCGGCCTCCCACGATGCCTTCACCGCGTCGGACAGGCCGTGGAACCCCAACACCGCGGTGCCGATCGACGAGACCATGCCGCCGATGACGCCAGGTACAACGAATCCGACCTGGACGAGCTGCTGCAGTGCCCCGGTGAGGTTGACAACGGCCGTGGTCGCGGCCGGAAGGCTGCCGACACCGAGTGAAATCGCATTCAATCCCACGGGGCTGGAAAGGAAACCTCCCCTACCGCCATGCCATCTGACACCGCCGCCAGAGCCGCCGCCGCCCCCACCGCGGCTACCGCCGCCTGGCGGTGGTCCGGCCGGGGTCGGTGCAGCTGCCGCGGCGATCCGCGCCGCCGCGTTCGCTTCCCACGCTGCTGTCTGCTTGTGGATGGCCCGGGTGGTCGCGTTGATCGACCGTGTCGAAACGCTCTCGCCAGCACGCGCTTTGGCTGCCGACTTGGTGTGCTCGTCACCGATGTCCTCGACCGCTTCGGCAACGGCCCTGGCCGCCGCTGTCTGCTTAGCGGAGGACTTTTCAGCCGCACGCGCGGCCTCGACATACTCACGCTCGATTCGATCAAGCTGCGCGTGAAGCCTCGCCATGGCGGGCCCCATGTGCTTTTGCACAGCAGCAGTGATCTCGTCGTCAAGGTTCGAACCGTCGATCGACAGATCAAGGCGAATCGAGCCGACGGGCGTGGTCACCGGCTCAAGCTAGCGAGGTGGGGTGCTACTTCTCGGCCTCGCTGTTCACCGCCTCCGGTGCCTTCGACACCTTTTCGAATTGCTCGACACCTTCGTTGAGCAGCGCGCCGATCAGCTCCCCGATGGTGTTGGCGTTGTATCCGGTGTCGTCCGGGTTCATCAACCGCGAGTAGACGTGCTCGTAGGTGTCTTCCGACAGATGCCGGGCGATGAACAGGCCGCTGATCTCGTTCTTCATCTTCGCCGGAACGTACTTGCCCATTCCCAGCGACAGCGCCGACATGGCCTGTGGTGTGGGAACCCGGATTTCGAGTGTGTCGCCACCAAACTCCAGGAACTCGTGCGGCCACCCGCTGGGCGTCGCTACCTCGCTACTGGCCCGGACCGCTGGCAGCGCATCACCGTGGGCAGCTGGTTCAGTGACTACCTGCGTATTAGGCGCGATGACATCTTGTTCGATGGCGCCGGCTGCTGCCGGTTCGGCCGGTGCAGGGGCGGGCGACTGGAGAGGTTCCGAGGCGGGTGTGGTCATGGCGCGTAGCGTGCCGAGCAGGGGTGCAGCCGAACGATTCACTCGCAGTGAATAGTTGGTCAGCGTTCCCGCGATGCCACTCGCATTCCGGCGTTGCGCAAGAACGGTCGCGCCTTCGTTCCCGGGTGGTGCACCAGCTTTGCGAACACCGTGCGCCCGCCTATCTGGAACCGCAGCGCTTTGGCGTTGCGTGGCCGGATGAGGTGAGGCCGCGAGCCCTCGTGGACGTATAGCGCGTAGCGGGCATTGTTGCCGACGCTGCCGGAAATCGTTCGGGGGCCGGTGAAACCGATGTGTCCCTCGTTGACCTGGCGGCCGAGGTTGCCGGTGCGAACGGGGGCGTCGACGCGTGCCTGGTTGGCGATACGTCGCTGCAGGGACGCCATCCGGCGCCGGCCGAAAGACCGGGTCTGGTCGTTGAGCTCTCGTTCGTGAAGCTCGAAGCGCCCTCTAACTCGCGCCATCGGGCTTCGTCTGCGGTGCGTCCGGGTCGGCGGCCGGCGACCGGCGTGCGCCGCGGGCACGCTTGGCCGAGGTCTCCGTGTCGGCCTCGGTGTGCGGGCTGTCGGCAGCGGAATCCGGCTCGGTCTCCTCCGATGTTGCGGCTTGCGCGGTGCTTTCGCTGCTGGACTCGTTTCCGGGGGCTTCAGGTTCCTCGAGGCTGCCGTCCACCACGACGGCGCCACCGATCTGCACCAGCTTGCGGACCTCGTCGGTGACGGCCACTGTCTTGCGCACACCCCGCGCCAGAACCGTGGTCGGTGTCAGGCTTCCCTCGATCGTGACGTAATGCCCCACAGCGCACCCTCTCTCATAGCGACACGTAGGCCATACCGGTCCACGCGATCAGCCCGCCCTCGGGCCCTTGCGGCGCGATGGTATCGGTGGCTACTGCACGATCGGGCTTCGTCAGCGCGGTGGCCGCCAGACACAACGCCGTTTCGATCCGGAACGAGTCATCCAGGCTGATCTCGGCCTCCGATTCGAGCACCGGCCACTTCGGTTTGGCTGACATGTCCGCGCACCGTGCGATACCGATCTCGACCGCCAGTGCCCGCACCACATCAGCGGTCTTGCAATCACGGGCGGCAACGTAGGCAGCGGGAAAATCACTGCGCCGGCTGCGGTATCGGCGATCCACCCGCACCCAGAGCAGCGGCTCTTTGCAGCCCGCCGCCGGCCCATGCTCGGGATCCCAAACGGACAGCGGCAGCGGCCCGTCGCCGGCGAAGAACCGCACATCCTTGGAACCGCCACCAAGCGGCGGTTGGACCGAATCTGCCGGGTTGAAGGCCTTTTTCATCGCGTTGATGAACTCGTTGACGATGTCGGAGGCTGGATCGTGGGGATTCACAGCACCTCCGGTGCCTGCTGGAGTCGATGCGGATTGACCGCGGACAGCCACAGGTCCACCTCGCTTAGCCCCGTCTTGCCGGCTGCGAGGATCTTCGTCGGATCGAATTCGTGGCTCACGCCACGGCGGGTGGTGGCCACCACGGTGCGCGGCAGGCGGCATGTGTCTTCGTCATCGCAGGCGGCAACAAATTCGCGGGCCAGTTGGCCTACCAGTTTGTCGACACCAGCTGGTACGGGGTTGCCGCGTGCGTAGGTCACCGACCAGGTTCCGGGCTCCCCGAGCGGCCGGCCGAGATCTTGGCTAGGCCATGCACCGTTCTTGCGGTACAGGGCGTTTCCCTCCAACTGGTACTCGGACTCATTGAGCACCGCGCCGTCGATCCTCACGTCGGTGATCGACGCGACCGGGCCCGGCAGATGCACCACCCGCGGGCCCGTGACCGAGCAGCCCCCGATACAGCCACACGGCCAGTTCACCCATTGGCCGGCATCGAGTGTCAGAACGGTCGAGCTGTACCCGAATCCCTGCGCGTAGGAACGGCAGGGCCGCGCTGTGGTCGCGCAGGCGCCGAACTGTCGGCCTGACAGCGCCCACAGCACGTGCACGGCAATGTCTTCGGCGTTGCTCCGCCGAATGAGTTCCAGGTTGTGGGCCGCTTGTTCCTCCGCGGTCGGGCTGGTGCCGAGTTCGGGCAGCGGCGGCAGACAGCTCCGGTCGATCGGCCAATCGCAGGACATGGGGCACACGGTAGGAGTCGGGGGTGCTTACACATGACGAAACGCCCGGGGGCCGTGACACCCCGGGCGTTTCGCTCGCCTGCTCCCCTATACCGGTGTGACGGTGGCGGCACCGCCAGTCAGGCCCGTGCTGTCGGCGCTGAGCGCCCCCAGAGCCGGGTCGAGCTTCACGGTGTAGCTGCCTGCCGTACCGGACACCTGGACCTGGCCCACCTCGACGTTGGGCAGCGCCTCGATCGCCGACTGCACCGCCGCGGGCAGCGCGGTGGCCGCGATGTCGGCGGTCGGCTCAGTGCCGACCTTGGCCTTCCAGTTCCCGGTGCCGGTGACCGCGACGGTGTACGTCTTGGCGTTGCAGATCGGCTGCGGCGGAGCCACATCAGCGGCGTCCACACCGAAGTACGCCTTACCCGGACCGGTAAAGATCGACTGCACCGCCAGCTCGCACGCACCCTCGGTGGGCGCCGGCGGCGGCACCGGGGTCCGGAACAGGATCAGGTGGTTGTCCGAGGGCTTGCTGTACATGGGAACCAGCAGACGCCCCGGTGTGCCGGCGGGGTCGATCGCGGCCACGTTGTACGGGCCCCGTCCCCACCGCTTCGGCGCGATAGTGCGACCCGTCAAGGTGAAGTTCGACGCTTCGGCGCCAACAGGGATTGCGCCCGACACGAACTCATTGCCCGCAAAAGCGAGGTAGCCGTATTGGCGTCCGGATGCCGCCGCGGAAAAGATCGAGTCATCCAGCGGCTCGGGGCAGTCGTCGTCGCCCTGGCCGCCAGTCCAGATCTCGAACATGACGCCCGACTTGTCATCGACGGACCTGCTGTCGATCACGCCGATCGGGTCACCGTTGTAGTCAAGTACCCGCGCCCACAAGAGGATCAGCGACCACAGGTCCGGGTCAACGCCGCACAGCTGAAGTTCGGTGTTCCACCAACGGCGTTCGGCCGGGGTGCGATCACTGATGCACTCCTTGCCCGCGGCGTTCTCTTGGGTGATCTCGTTGGCTTCCTTCATATTCGGGTCCAGGTTGACCCGAATGAATCCCTCGGTGACGATGCGGTTCGCGTTGCCCTGGATGGGCAGACCGCACGAATCCACCTTGGTTACGCGGAGCGCATAGCCCTTAACGACTGCGAATGCCATGTGCTGGCTTCCTCCTGCTATCAGGCGCTTCGCGCCGGTCCATTACGTTTTCCGAGGCTGCGGCGAACAGTAAAAGGGCGGGGTGCATCAGATCTCTTCGCGTAACTCGGCCGGGACCGCCGGAGTTGGCTTGCCGGGCGCGTGTTGGCGCGCCCACTCCATCCACTCACGGATATAACGGACAGCAACGCGCAGTTTGGAGCTGAGCTTGTCTCGTTCGGTTTCGACGGCCTTCACATGGGTTTCGAGATTCCGGACGCGTCGCGTGGTCAGCCCCTGCCAGGCGGTCAGGATGGCGACGATGACTCCGCCAATGGCCTGGATCTGGTCTGGGCTCACTCGAATGACCTTCGCCGATGTAGTGAGGCAGTCCCACGCTCGCCGACACGCACGGCGGCGAGGCACTTGGCGAAGCTCGCCGCAGCCATACCGCCCGCGACGCTGGCCGCGGCCAGCCACGGAAAGTACCGGGCGTCAACAGATTGCGTAGCTTCGGCACCAACACCGAGACCGCCACCTACAAGGAACCCTTGTGCCGCAGAGCTAACGGTGCGCTCCACCGCGTCCTTCCAGAACTCCCGGGTAAACAGATCGCTCACGAGTTCATCGCCTCTGAAGCGTGCTTGGCGATGGCCGCGAACACTGCTTCCTTGTTGGGCAGCTCCTTGGTGTCCAGACCCTTGGACGCGGCGTAGGCATCGAGCTGCGGCCGCTTCCAGTCCAGCTCAGGATCGCCCTCTGGCCAAGGCTTCGGCGCGAAATCACCTGTAGGAAGCGGCTCCTGGGTGGGGTCGCCGATGGCTGTACCTTCGGCGTCGGTCGAAACCGGTTCAGCGAGCGGTAAGGCCGCGCCCGAGCCGTCGTCACCCGTCGTCTCGTCGGTCATTCCTGCTGGCGGTGGGCCATCGTTGTGGTCATCGGCGTTCACTTCGTCGAGCAGTCCGGCCTCGCGGGCATTGCCTTCCGGCACTACGTAGACGGCTCGCGGGCCCTCGCGGGTCAGTTTCTCGATAGCCTCGGGCGGTGTGCCGACTTCCAGCAGTTTGGCCAATCCGGGGCCGCGCAGCGTCCCGTCGACGAAATCGATGGTGGCGAAGCCTTCCTTGACCACAACTTCCACACCAGCAGGCATGACGTCCAACCCTTCTACGTGATGTTCACGGCGCCGATCAGCGCCTCATATCCGACGACCAGCGACCGCTCGGCGATGGCCTTGAATTCGTTGTGCTGCAGGCTCGGCGCATCGCGCAGCTCCACTGGTCCGCGCCAGCCGTAGGTAGGGCTGGTGGCGATCAGCTTGGCGCCCAGCGCCGAGACGTAGCCGCCGCCGAAAACCCAGGTGTTACCCAGCGGCGAGACCAGCCGGCCGTTGTTGTAGCGGATCAGATTCGCCTGCGCGGCAGGGGCGGCCAACTCCGCCGACGCGTGAATAACCCCGACGGTGCCGGTGTCCGCGATCAGCCCCTCGATAGCGCCGATAGCTGCCACGATTCCCGTCTTAGCCGCGGGCGTCCCGGCATCGAGCAGCATGCGGGCCGCGAGCGTCTTCTCTGTCTGGATAGGCTCCAGCACGCGGTGTACTTGCTGTGCCCGGACCCGGATCTCATCGCGGCTCCGCTTGAGCAGGCTGCAGTCGTCAGATGCGTACGTGGTCTGCGCAATGAACGCATCTGGGAAGGCAGGACGCTCACCCTTTTTGACGTCGGCTGGTTTGAGCTCAGACTCGGTGGCGTTCCATGGTGCGCTCCAGACGCCGAACTGGGTGCCGCCGCCGTAGTTGAAGACCCGGAACTCGACACCGGACGGCAGCCAGCGCAGCGGTCCGCTCTCGTCGACCCACTGGGTGGCAGCGACGAGCCCGTTGGGTGCCGGGTTGACCAACGGTGCGTCAAACTGCACCGGGGATAGTGCTGCGGTCATGTGGCGCGATTCCTCTCTGCCGGGAAGGCGGGCGGACGTGAATGCCTCGGTTGTTCACGTCCGCCCACCTCGTCCAATGCGATTCGCCGGGCTCCGCTACGGAGTCGCAGGCGGCGTGTTGCACGCCACGGTCTGACGGGCGCCGATAGCACCGGACACGCAGATCGGCAGCCGCACGATGATCGACTGGTCGCAACGCTTGCCCACCTGCAGCGAGTCCTCGGTGAACACGTGGGTGTACTGGTTGAGCTGCAGCTGCTGCAGCGGGTACTGCACACCCAAGGTGATGACGTTGTTCATGGTTCGGAACCAGGTGCCGGCCGGATACAGCATCACGTCGACCGTGGCCGGGTACACCACCGTGGCCATGTTGCCGGGCTGGCCCGCGCCGCGGGTCTGCCAATCAACCACGTACTGCAGGTAGATGTCGCGGACCGCCAACCAGTTGTCGATCTCCGCGTTGGTGACGGCCAGGAATTCCTTGCCCTCACGCAGCGCAAGGTCGGCGCGCAGCACCTCGCGGAACCACACTGGCGCAACGCCTTCGATGGTGGCGTTGTCTGCGAGCCCCTTGTTGTACCGAAGGTTCGACGCCTGCAGCGCCAGACCGTTGAGAACGCCGCTAGTTGCTCCCAGCACCGACCCGGCAGGAACCGCGATCGGAGTGCCCGATCCAGCGACCATCTTGCCGATGGAGATCTGCGAGACGCGGTGCTGGTGGGCGACCTGGATCTGCTGCAATGCGTTCTCGATCGCCTCGGGCCAGGCTTGGCGCATCAAGATGCCGGCCTTGGCCGCCCAGCCGATCGCCTCCAGGCGCCACTCGAGGAACTCGTCCGGGCACGGCAACTCGATGAGCTTCTTGACCGCGGTCGGATCGCCCTGGGCGTTGACGGCTTCGAGTTCGGCTTCGGTGAAGTGCCACAGGTTGTCCAGTAGCGCCGACACATCGGGGCTGATCGGGACGCGGACACCTCCGCGGGAGAAGTCGAACGGGAAGTCCGGCAGCGACAGCAGATTGGACGCCTCGGGGACACCGCAGAAGGTGTAGACCTGCTGCGAGGGGGCGCACCAACCACCAGCAGCGACCAGGCCCTTCGCGTTCGCCGGGCCGTGGCCTGGGATGTCGCGGCCGATGGCATCCAGAACCGCGAGCGCCTCGTGCTCATTGGCGGGCGCCGGAATCTCCGGAGCAGGCCGCGTCAGGCGTGCGATCGCCTGGGTCGCGTAGTTGCCGTCAGGGCTCGTGCCGGTGCGCTGACGGCCCGAGACGGACCCGGCGCTTACAGAGGCGATCGACTGAGCGATCTCGGCGAAACCGACCTTCTCGGTGCTGAACTCGGCGTACTTGGGTGCGGACTGCAGCATGTCCCAGCCCTTGGGCTTCTCACCGGTGGGGGTGCCGGCGGGGATATCACTGTTGCGGACTGTGCCCGCGAACTCGACCTGGCGGCTCGAACCTGCGGCAGCGGTGACGGTTTCCGATTCCTCGGCAGCTGCCGCGGTGGCGGCTTCGGCCTCTGCTACCACTTCCGCTGCAGCACCACCGTCACCGTCTGCTGCCTCGTTGTCTGTCGCGGTGTCGGCTGCCGGCTCGGGCTCGGGCTTCTCGGTCGCGGCATTCGCGCGGTCGAGTAGGGCGTTGAGGTTCTCGGTCTGTGCCTGATCGGCGGCGGCGATCGAATCGCGCTCGGTCACAACCTTGTCGCGGCTGTCGAGCAGGTACTCGAAACGCTCAGTCTCCTCAGCGCTGAACTCGTCGTTGGCGGCGGCGCGGGCCTGGAATACCCGGATCTCCGCTGTCACAGTGGCAGCCAGCTCGTTGAGCTCGGCGACGGTGGCGGGCAGCGGATCGGGCAGCTTGTCGAACTTCACTGCGTGCTCCTGTTCTCAGAGTGAAACTCTCGGTCTGTTCGATCGCTCCCCGGCACATAGCGCATGACAGGAACTCTCTTGGCCGCAGAACGTAGAGACGGTGCGTGCACACGCTTTTCGAGTAGCAGCCGCCAAAAGAGAAACCCGCAGGTCAAAGACCTGCGGGAATCCCTCTGCGGTTAACAGCCTTTAAGAAACTCAGCTGGTGATGAGCTTGATAGTGCCGCCACCATTTCGGCGTTGTTCCTTCTTGGCCTCAATGAGCGTCAGGAACGAAGTGACCGTCTTGTCTGGCGCGGTGTATTCGAAACTCTGCACCGTCGCACCGGAAGACGTGACCGAACCGGCGCGTGTGCCCCTGCGGCATCCGCACCCCATCAGGCACGCTCCAGCAGTTGGCTCATCCGCTCAGCCGGCGATGGCTCCGGCGGCGGATCCCCAACGGCCAATGTCGCACGCGTGAGCAGCGCGGCCCGCTTGGCAGCATGGGCGGATTCGGCCAAAGCTTCGGTGACGGCAGCCTTGATGTCATCGCGAGACAGCGCTGTAGTGCCGGGCGCTCCCGGGCGCGGCGACATGGAAGCCACCAACGACAACGGGTTGCCTTGTGAGTCGGTTGTTCTGCGGCACAGGAATCCTGGTGTGTTGACTGCCAGCACGGCAACGAGTTCGAGGTTTCCGCCGTATGGGCGCCAGTCGCCGGACAAGGGCGCGGCCAGGCCCATCTCGATCTTGGCCGGTGTCGCCCACGGAGCTGCGACACCCGACACCCAGATGCCGTGGGCGTCTTCTCCGGCTCGTACGAGCGCAAAGCACGCCTCGGCGTTGTCGTAGTGCGCCTGAGCTTCGGCGTTGCTCACTCCAGACACCGGTGCGTGTCCGATGCCCACGGTCAGCCGACCCACCGATAGTTCAGTGCCATCGGAAAGGCGCACCGGCGGCGAGGAGTGAAAGTGTGCATAGCCGGTGTGCGACCGCGGGGGCGAGATATGCCCGAGGCCAACGGAACGATGCTTTTCTTTGAAGGTGGCTACATGTCCGAAGATCCGCCCCGTTTCGGGGTCGATCGACAGCGGAGTGGGTCCAGCGAGCCCGGGGTCGGAGAACAAGACCGGGGCGTACACGCGTGGTTGGAATTTCGCGGCCATCGACGCAATCAGTGCCTTGTCGCGCGCCTCGCGTTCGGCGTTCAGGGCAAACCTTGTCTGCCCGAATGCAGGGATGGCCACGATGGTGGTGGCGAGTACTTCGGCAGCCGTTGTAGTGGCGAATATCTCGCGGTCAGGGTCGTAGTTTTCCTCTGTCACTACTGTGCCGTCTTGGTACGTGGCGATCATCGTGACATCACCCAGATCCACGGACGGATTGCACACACCATGACTCACTAGGTCGATCGCTTTGATGGCGTTGTCGTTGTTGAGCATGTAGCCGTCCGCACGAACCTCGCCGTCTTTGAACCGAATCGCCTCGATGACGCCGACTGTGACGGACCCGTAGTGGCCGCCTTCCATTTTCTCGCACCACTGCAACGGCATCGGGGTGTCGCGGAAGGCTAGCTCGATATCGGCTGCAAGCATCCGACCATCCGACGTCGGAGTACCGGTCACCGCGAATAGCGCGTCGGTAAACGTCAAATAGGTCTCTGTGTCTTCAGCCATTTCGTACTCCTGTTCACTCGATGCGGCCCAGCCGCCGGACGCCACGCGCCCGATACCGTTCTCGTCGTCGCGGGCACGCACATTGCCCGCCTTGTCTCGGCGCTCAATTTCCTCTGCCTGGGTGCGCCCATCACGGTTGACTGCCACTGAATCCCGACCGTCCAGCCGCTCAGTGTGCCGATCAACCTCGTCCGGCAGCTCCTCGCCGGCCGCGAGAATGCCAACGCGGCAACGGCAGTTCTTCCACTCCGCGGGCGACGCAGACATATCGCCCGGGACAAACAGCTGCTCACCACCAACGGTGAAGTGCCCCTTGAGCGGCACTCGCTGCCCGTCAGCGGCCCAGTGCGTCGGCCGGGTCTTGCCATCTAGGGTGCAGATCCACGTCTTCTCCAGCCCTGCGGACTCTTCCGACTGCGCCGCAGCGGCGACAACCGCGTTGTTGAGCACATCGGCGGCCTGGTACCCACGCTGGCGGGCCAGGTCACGCATTTCGTTTGACGACGGCTCCAGGACTTCGGCCGCCCTGGCGCGCAACACCTCCGACCGGTCCTCGGGGGTCACTGACAAGGTCAGCGCCGGTTCGGCGAGCGCGGCTTCCATCTTGGCGCGCACCATCGCCGGCGTAGCCGCGATATTGTCGCGGCGGCTGACCAGGAAGTCATCGCGCGCAGCGGCGAGCGCCGGGTTAGCTTCGACATGGGCGACGGCGGCAGCGATTTCCTTGCCGGACATGAGCAGCGAGCCGAGCACGATGGCTAGCACCACGGTGTCGAGGTCGGGCACCACCACGTCGGCGACCGTGCCGCCCAGGCCGATCGTGGCTTCGTACACCGATGCTGCCCACAAGATGCCGAGGCCGGTCACGATAACGGCTTCGGAGTGCTGGTCCCACATGCTCTGGGTCTGCGCGACGGCGTCAGGGTCCGGGGGCAGAGCCGCTGCCGCGGTAAGCGCGGGCAGCACAGCGGCGCGCGCCTCCGGTGCCCAGCGCCGCAACGTCTCCGCATACAAGTCACTGATCGCCGCTTCAGCCTCGATTGTCCGAGACAACGCCTCACCTCGCTCCGGCCACATCAGAGCCACACCACCGACGCGACGTTGATCAGCATGTGAATCACGTTGTCCGCAATGATGAGCAGCCACACCGCAAGCCAATCGGGGCGATCAGCGCCGTGCCCTGTCGCGGTGCGGGTCGGCCGGAACGCCTTCGGCGCCAACTGATTCTTGAACCACACCACATGCCGCGCCAGCCGATAACGGTCGATCACCGCGTGCGTACCGACGATCACCACCAGCGCAAGCACCGACTGCGTGATGAACACGAACGGCAACCCATAGGTCACTGCGTGCGCAATAGCGGGCCACCAACGCTTGGTCTTCTCCTGGGCCATCCAGTCCGACTGAATGACGTAATCCCCCACCATGTGCGCCAGCCCTGCCAGCGCAATCGCGGATGCGATGTCCATCAGCACACCTCGTCCCTGAGAGCCGTCACTGCGGCCAATACGTCGGCGAAGCTGCCAGAATCGGCCACGACAATTACCCGACGGCTCTCGATGTAGTAGCTCGCGTTCGCCTCGCCTTCGTAGGCAACGACCTTGCCGGGGCGCGTCGTGTCGATGTGAGCCATCAGCCGACCTGGCCGTCGATGACCTGCGATGTCAGTTCTTTACGTGCAGCCCGCGCTACTGCGGCCCGCACCCGATCGGGGTCAATACCCAAACGCGACAACGCTGACTCGCTCATGATGCTGTCCCATCCCTTGATCAGCCGCGACACTTCCGGCTCGTCGACCGGGCCCATGTACCGGTGATATTCGTGCGTCGGGATTCCCTTGAGCCGCGCGTGCTGCTCACGATCGTTCGTGCGGACGCGTCGCTTGCCGGCCAACTCAAGAGCGCGGCCCACCATCAGATCCACCACCGCAAGTTCCACATTGGCACGCGCGCTGGCCTGCACACCACTGCCGTCGTCCTCGGTGTCCGGTTCCTGCTGCTGCTCAGCACCCGACGCGTCATCTTCCCCGTCGCCTTGGCCGGGCGGCAGCGCCGCGACGGGCTCAGGGAACTCGATGCCCTGCACCGAACTATCGAGTAGCGGCAGCAGTTCACGCAGCAGCGTGGGATCTTGACTCACCCTGTCCTGCGCCCACTGCTGCCAGCCCTCCAAACTGGTGAAGTCATACATTGCGTCATCAGGAATCCCATAGGTCCGTACCAGGTATTCGCTTGTAACCGCGCCCTTCTCGAACGCGTCCTTCGTCTCGTCGGTCAGATCCGGATCGGACGTGAGGGCCGATGCGTCGTACCAGAGAATGTATTTGTCAGGGTCGATTCCCTCATCAATCAACATCCCGCGCAGAACCGACTCGTAGATCGCGTGACAGATGATTTCCATGACGGGCTTGACGTGCACCTGCACGTCCTGATCATCGATAGCCCATGCGGACCAATGGTTTCCAGTACTCAGACCAAGCAGCCGCTCCCGGGACATGTCCAACCCCGTTGCTAGCCGGGCGATCGCCTTCTCCCGAGTGTTCAGCGCCGTGTCGGTAACGTCCTTGCCGAACTCAAGGTGATTGATCTTCGCCAGGTGATCGCCAGGCGCAGCCGCCACAATCGGGACCAGGGCAGCCATGCTGTTCTCGTCCTTGAACGCGGTCTCGGCGACCTGAACGATCATCTGCTGCAGCGAGGCTGCGACTCGTCGGCCTGGTTGCAGCTGCGGAGCCGAGTCGCCGGGTTTATCGGCCGCAACCGGCGACTGCTGATCGGGCAATGTTGCTTCCGACGGCACGAACAGCAGTCCGTTGTTCAGCAGGCGCGAGTTGTCCGCGTTCTTGATCTTTTTCGTGGTGCGCACGATCTCGCGCAGAGAGTCCAAGCACGCCTGCACAGGCGAGTCAGGCAGTGAAGCGTCTTCGGCGTCGGGGTTCCACACCCGGAACATGCCGTCGCCCTTGCTCTGATCGAACACGTGCTTTGTGCCGTCAGGCAGCTTGATCGTCACGGTGTTGCTTCGTGGGCCTTGTTCAATCTCTCTGCGCGTGACCGCATACCACTTGGCCACCTGCCTTTGGTTTTGGTCGGTGCCCTCGGTCCGCATCAGGATCGCGATCCACACCTCGCCCGGGACCGTCAACGATTCAGCGGCCCGTCGAGTCAGCTGCGCCTGCCCTAGCCTGCCGCCGGCGATCTTGCGGACGATCTCGGTGACCCGTTGTCCCTCACGGTTGTCCTCGGCGATGCTTCCGGTTGGCTCACCGGTGTCGGCGTCGATTTCGGAGGCCACGAATCGGACTCGTGAGCATGAGTTGGCCCGCCATCCAACGTAGTAGCGCAGCTCACCGACTGCCCGGTACATCTCCCAGGCTTCGGCCTGCCAGTTGTTCCGGCGGCCGACCGATCCGGCCTGGAAGATCTGGGCCGAGTTGGTTACGGGGGTGCTCGCTGCGGTCAGGGCGCGCGGCGCAGAGGCCGTCAACGCGTCGCCTCTACGGCGTCGAACAACACGCAAGTCTGGGGCGGCCACGTCGCAGACGGTAACTGTGCAGGGTGTTTACTGGCTGGCGTCCGCGTCGCCGCTGACGATCTCCATTTCGTCGGCCGTCAGCGGCGAGGCCAGCCCGACGACATACGAACAAGCCAGCGCCACACCGAAGACAGCCCACCACGGCCAGCCGATCACATGCACTGGCACCACCGCGGCGGCCAGCGACAGCCAAAAACCCACGCACCAGGGGCATCCGAGGAATTCGGCCAGCAGGTTCCAGCGCGCCATCCGGCGGGTGTGCGATTGCGCGGTGACCGGATGGCCGGCCGTTCGCGCCTCATCGGCGGCGATCATCGCCAGATTCGCGCGGTGAGCGATCCTCAGCCGCACAGGATCCAGGATCGTGTCGTAGTTGATCAGCCGCACGAGTCGCATCACAGCGAGCACGTAGATGACGAGGATCAGGACGGTGAGTCCGAGACCAAGGTTCATGGTGGCCGACGCTAAGGCCAAGGGGTGAAACCTATCCCGCTGAAACTGTCCTACAGAATTAGGACACCGCAGTTAGACGCTTGGATTTGCGCTGCTCCTGCTTGCGTAGTCGCGCGCATTCGCGGCAGAACTTGCGGCCGCCATGCTCGTAGACGTTGTACTTGACTTGCGCGTGCCCGCAACGGAACAACGTGAGAGTCCCAGCCAGGTGGGCATCGATAAGCTGATCTATCTGCGTGCGCAGACGCGCCGCTTCGGCCTTGGACTGATCCGCCTCGTGTCGGGTGGCCGTGAGTTCGATACGCTCCAAACGCAGTTCGTCGCTGACCTCGCGTGCCTCCCGCTGCGCGACCACGAACGCCTGCGTCATGTCCTCGGCGCGGATCGCGCGGATGAGGCGCAAGCTGCAGCCAGTTCGAGCAGCGATGTCTTGGGCGGTCATACCCGCGGCCGTGAGTCCAGCAACGAGCCAGGCTCGGTCCTGATCGCACATTTCGGTCATCTTGCGGAACGATTTCGGGGACGAAAGCACCGCCGCAACCATCTGTGTATCGGGTTCCCACCGCTCCGGCGTCGTCAAACCGCGCCCACCGGAATCGAGTTCATCGACCACACAAACGCCACGGTAAACCGGCAGACCAGTGGCACACGATTCAGAACGCGCCGAAACCCTAAACCGTTACGTTGCCGGTGATCTGAGTCACCGTTTCATCGAGACGGGCCATCAGCCGCACCGCTGCCTCTGAAACCGCACCGGCTGGAATCACATACCCTCCCCAGTTCTCGGAGCATCGCATCGTCTCCGTGAAATTCGGTGTCGGATCAGACCCAGTGATCGGACCACCTCGCGCGAACTCCATCATCGCCTCCCCGTCCGGGCCCAGCGTTGGCCGCGGTCCGCGCTGTCCAACAACTCGATCCGCGCTGCCAGCTCAGGATCCAGCACTGCCAGCATGTCGTCGTACACACCGCGGCGCTGCAGCTCGGCGGTCAACGTCGACACCTGCCCAACGTTTGACACCGACTGCGGGCTAGCCACCCGCACACCGAGCGCGAACGCCAACGCCGTATCCGGTAATAACGCCATGCAGGGGTCAATGGTTTCCGAGGCCATGGCCAGGAAAGTACGCCCACGCGGTGACGAGCTGACGAGTGACAAGCAATCCAAGCTTGGCGGACCGCAACGCGGCCCCGAGCCGAATAGCAGGTGGTTCAAACGAATCCAGCCGATCGCAAGGTGTCGGGGGTGATGCCAGATGACGGCTCCCAGCGCGCACAACCGTGTACCAATCGCTACATGTATTGATTGCGACATGTAACCGCGCTTACATGTGACACGGTGTACCTGTGGTGTAACCTCCTTTACAGTGCGCGTCACGCCATAAGCGCTCTTTTGCGGCATGACGCACGCTGAACAGACAGGTAGAGGGCGGGCTTTAGTAGCCCCGCCCCCGAGTCACCGATGGCAGTCGGTTCCTCAACCCTGGCTAGTACCAGTGTTTACCGGTCACAACAGCAATAACCTCGATGAGCCGTAGCAAGAAGATCAGAATCCTGATCCAATCTTCTACGGCTTTTCGTTGTTTTCGCCGCGACATGAACACTCCCTTCATCACTGGGCGGAAGACACGATTCACTGAGATTCAGCGAGCGCGCCGCCCCTCCAGCGATGAAGAGGGCCATGACGTAGCAATTGCCATTTAGGACGCTACCCCCCGGTTGGACCCAATTACCGCCTTGGCGCTCACCGGCGTGTTGACTGTCCAAGGATCGGCGTAGCGACCGCTCAGCTGATCTTGCGGGAGATCCAATCCTCCAAGTCGGTCACCGCGGCGCCGGAAGGCATCCCCTGCCCGCCCACAGTCGTCAGCGGCGCGGCGATGTCCCACTCCAGCCCCGCCGAATGCACGCAGACGTCGTGTCCAATCACTAACGCCGCCAAGTTGTCCGGCTGGTGTTGGCCTGCCTGCCAGGCCACGGACTTGGCCTCGAACTCGGGAAAATGGCCCGCCAACCGGCACGTGCCCACCTCCAATGCCTGCAACAGCGCGGCCGAGCGCGCCACCGCATCGCCCACGCGCGGTCGGCCCTTCGGCGGCCACGACGACACCGTGATCGGCCGGTTCAGTGCGCCGTTCTCCTCGGCACGGGTGATCGCTTCCTTGACCACCCGCGTGTATGTCTCGCGGGCCGCGAACCCCTCCACCGCGATCTCGCTGGCACCCACATCGATCGCCAACTGCACAGACTCACGCGCCCACTCGTCCGATGTCATCGGCTTGGACTTGTCGGCGATCAACGCCACTACGCCCTGCCCGGTGAGCGATGTCGCGATCAAACCGCACGAGTCGCCCGACCCGCTATCGGATGGGTCTACCGCCACCACTGTGAACACCGGCCGTGACGGCGCGAGTAGGAGCCGCCAATCGTCCAACCACTTCTGCTTGACCAGCCCGCCGGCCGGGGCCGTGGGCTCGCCGCAATACAGTGCAAACCACACCCGCTCCCCCACGGTGCGCCGTGTCGCCGCGAAATGCTCGGCCGTGAAGCCCAACGCGCTGATCATCGCCACTCCAGCAGGCCGACAGAGCGCGTCGGGGATCTTCGGGTCCGAGACGGCGGGGATGTTGGTGCGCCGCCACCGGTCCGGCTCCTGCTTGATCAGCGCCCCGGCCAAGTCTTCCTCATGCCAGCGCGTCATCACCACTACGACGGAGCCGCCCGGGTGCACACGCGTCGACAACGTCGATTGGTACTCGTTGAGCACACGCCGCCGATGCGCCTTCGAGTCGGCTTCCGCCGCATCCTTGACCGGGTCGTCGATGATCATCAGGTCGGCGCCGAAACCCGTCACACCCGAGTTGATACCAGTGGCCAGCACGCCGCCCTCGTGGCCCTCCACCCGCCACTGACCCACCGACGTCTTATCGCGCGCCAGCCGGTAGCCCAGGAACTCGGCGTGCTCGTTGATGATCTTGCGGACCTCACGAGAATGCGTCTGCGCCAACTCATCCGAGTACGACACGATCACAATCTTCAGATCCGGGTTTTCGCCCAACGCCCAGGCGGGCGTCCAGATCGCCAGCGACTGCGACTTCCCCGTCCGCGGCGGAGTGCTGACAACATCTCGCTGATCCGGCTCCCTAACCGATCGCACCGCGAGGTCCGACAGCAGCCGGATCGTCGGTGTCACACGGAACTTCGCGTCAAGCCGCCGCGCCAACTCAGCAGGGCTCCCCGGCCGTCGGCGGGCGCGTGCCACCCGCACATACCGGGCAGCCGCCAAACTCAACACCGCGGACATGAGGTCAGGCTGCGCCCGAGAACGACACCGGATCACCGTCGAGCTCCGGAGCGATGCCCGTGTGCTCCTCGAACCGCCGCAGAATCACATCGGCATATCGAGGATCCAATTCCACACCGAAGCACCGGGACTGGCGGCCATGCGCTGCGATCAGCGTGCTACCCGAACCCGAGAACGGATCCAGCACCACGCCGCCCGGGGGCATGCTGTTGGCCAGCATCGCGTCGATCAACGCCACGGGCTTCATCGTCGGGTGCTCGGCGTTGCGGGCGGGCTTGTCCACCTCAAACACCGTGGTGGACTTGTTGTCACCGAACCAGCGCTCGCCGCCGCGACCCAATCGACCCTCGCCGCCCGGGACGAACCCGTACAGGATGGGCTCGTGCCGATACTGGTAGTCCGAACGGCCAAGGGCCATCATGTTCTTCACCCACACCAGGTTCTGCCGCACTTGCAGCCCGGCGCTATCCATCGCGGACTCGAACGTTGTGCGCTCGGTGTCGGCGTGAGCCACGTACACCGGGGCGCCCGGCCGGGCCACCGCGGCCACCACATCGAACGCAGCCTTCAGCAGCTCGAACAGCCCACCAGTCACGTCGTTTTGGATCCGCAACGCCGCCTTCGTCTTCCCTACATAGTCGACGCCATAGGGCGGATCGGTCCACACGCAATCCGGCTGCACGTCACCACACAGCGCCCGCACGCCATCAAGGTCAGTGGCCGACCCGACCAGCAGCCGATGCTCCCCCAACGACCACAACTGCCCCGGCCGCGACACAGGCGACTCCGGTGCCGGCGGAACATCATCCGGCTCGGTCAGCGGCTCCGGCGGGAACAGATCACGCTCCATCGCCAACAAATCCTCGAGCCCGTAACCGGTTCCGCCCAAGTCCTCGATCGACGACAACAGCTGATAGAGGTCCGAGGTGTCGTACTCGCCCAGGTCGGCCAGCCGGTTATCGGCCGCCACGATCGAACGCGCGGTGTCCTCATCAACATCCACTATCCCGACATCAATCGTGCTCCAGCCGAGCGACCGCGCAGCCATCAACGTGTGGTTGCCCGCCAGCACCTCGTTGCGGCGGCCAGTCTGGCTGCCCCGATTTACCACGATCGGCCGGTACTGGCCGTGCTTGGTCAACGACACGGCGATCTGGCTGACATCACCGCGGCGCGGGTTACCTACGAAGGTGTGCAGGTCATCGACGGCAAGCTGCGTGTATTCGGGCACGCGCCGCAGTCTGGCAGCAGACGATGAAACGGATCACATAGCGTGGGCTCTTATTGCGACCGTGCGGCTTTCACGGTGGCATCAGCGATAACCCACAGCATGAGTGCCGGAAACAGGTACTGGTTGACACTCGACAATGAAATATCAGTGAACAGCCACAGCCCCGTTTCGACCACCCACACCACAATAAACAGCACCCGAGCGAAGCTCAGCAGTTTGACGACCAAGCCGCCCTACTTTTGTGTTTCGGTACAGAGGAATAGTTTGCGCAATGACGGTGCGCGCCGTTGGAGCGCTATTGCCAGCCCTGCGCTTCGGTGCAGATCGTGTACTGCCGCACTGGATGGGGGTATCCGACCGGGCACATCTGGGCGTTGGCGACGCCAAGAACCAGTTTGGTTGCGCGGATTCGGATTGGGGCCGCGCTATCGTTGCAGGCCACCCGGTGAGTTCCCTCGTTTGTGACGCTGAGGCAGTCGTTGATGTTCCAGTAGATGTCAAGGCATGCCGTCCATTCGCCGGCTGCTGTGTTGCGGTAGTAGCGCCGATCGGCATCTCGGACGCATTCGTTGGGAGTCGCGACTCTCTGGATGATTCTGTGTGTGGTGTCAGGCGCGTTGCAGTCAGTTAGCGCTAGGGCGGCGTCTTTGGATTTTCCCGTGATTTTCACGCAGCGACCTACGGGTGCCTCATCAGCGCCCGCCGAGGTGGTGGTCGCTGGGGAAGGGAATTGTCCGTAGATGTCTGCAAAATTCGTCGGCGATGCAGCTGGGGAGGAGGAGGGCTGGGGTGTGGACGGATCGCGGTCAGCACTCTGACATCCGGTTAGGGTTATTCCCAAAAGCATTGCCGCCCCGATGAGTTTTGAACGGTTACTCATCTTTGACAATGTTGTAGTCCATATACTCATCGATTCCCATGACTTTCCACTGTCCGTGCAGATTGAACATGCTGAACCGCACATTTGCGGCCGGATAGTAATATGTGCGTGTTTCTTGGTCGGCATATTTGGTGTATACCTCGACAAGATAGGCAAATTCGCCGCGCGATATAATATTCAGCTTGGCGATATGAATCGGGCCGTTGATAGGTATACGCTGCATTATGTTCTGCGAGTAAACGCCTTGCGTACCGCCTTCAAACCCAGCCCCGAGCTGATCTGCAGCAAGTCCGATCGAAAGTGATTTGATCTTGTTCAGATCGTTACTGTTCATCGCTTGCACGTAATCTTCAATTACAGCCCGCACCTGTGCATCCGAGCTGTCGAACCTGCCCGCTTCGTATTTCATTCCCGCAGTGTATGAAACCGCTACTGCTGCAGCAACTGCGAGGATAGAGAGCAGAACATATAGGGTTCTTCGACTCCTGGCAGACCAGCGGGCGGGATTCAGACTAAAAGGCATATTTTCTCGTCCGTTCATTTAAAAAACAGGCACCGTCGCGACGCACCGCTTATCTTTCATTTTCGGTGCACTTGACCACACGCCCTTCACGAAGTCCGTCGCCTTGTATCCGGTGTCAAATGCATTTGACTGCCCACCGATGGATTGGTTCAGCGGACCGTCCATCGGGAAGAGGTCTCGCGCATCCAGCTTTCCTGGCCCACCGCCCCACACCATGTCTGGACCATGCCCAACCTGCTTTCCGGCATACTTGGCAGGATCTGCGGTTCTGGCTGCGTCGGTTTCTCGTTTCTTCCTATCCTTCAGCTCGGGGGTCATATCCCGCTTGTACACGGCGCCACCGTTTCGCTGAATGAACTCTTTCCCGAGCCTAATGTACTCGTCTCTCTCGGCGATTATCTCAGGTTGAAATGCCTGCCAGGAATCCTTCTTTAGGCATACCGGCACCTGGTTCGCACATTCGGGATCGCCGGCGCGCGGATCGCACTCGCGCTCAATCATGTTCGCCAGGTTGCACAGCCCCCGAAGCGGGCCGGCCTTCACCTTTTCGCAAGGCAGACCTTCCGGAAGCCTGTCCGGCGGGCAGTCCCCACATTCAAGCGGCTGGGTCGGTAAGCGGCCCGGCGAGCGTTCCCCGTCTGGCCCCAACGATCCACCGCCGCCCTTGGGCAGCACGATCTCGGCCGCATCGCCGACCTGCTGAACTACATCGGCGACCTGCTGGGCCGTCTGGATGAACTGGTCCATCTGCTGCGACATCGCCTGGCAGCGCTGCTGGCGCTGCTGATCACCCTGGTCCTGTTGTTCCTGCTGCTGTTGTTGCTCTGGCTGGTTCTGCTGCTGCTCTTGACTCTGTTGCGGCGACTGCTGCTGCTGTTGCTGACCCTGTTGCGGGGACTGTTGACCCTGCTGAGGTGAATTCTGCTGCGGCGCCTGGTAATCAGGATTCGGCTTGCCCGGCCCCTGGGTGTACCCCGGTGCCGTGGAGTAATTGGGCATCTGGGTTCCGTGAGCGGGCTGATCCCAGCTCTGCTGTGGCTGTTGCGCACCCTGCTGACCCGGAACCTGCTGTGGCGCTTGCGGATTGCCGGAATTGTAAATTGATATGCCCGAGTTCTGATCCAGAGGCGGTAAGTTGTTGCCGCCCTGGTAGTCCGGCATTGACGGCGGTTGCGCGGGCGGCTGGAACTGAGAACCTCCACCGTCGGTCATGCCACCGGTCGGTCCCGGTGGGCCGGTCGGTTCCGCGCCTACCGTCGCCAGCGTGGAGAAGCCACTGCCCGGCGCCGTGTGCATCGTCGCGACCTGAACGCTGCCAGCCCCAACCGCGAGGACAGCGACCGCGACCAATGCGGCACGGACCCGCTGACGTGCGCGCTGAACTACCGGCTTGCCGGGCTGATGTTGCAGTACACGACACCAGTATGCCTTGTAATGGTTGCCTGAATCGATATCCCCGGAGGCCATGGGGAACATGGTAAAGCACGTTGAACTGGGGCGAAAGCTGATCCAGAAAACAATCTTGATTCTTTGCCACCACACTGGGCGCGACCTGCGAAAAGGTAGCCCTGCTGACGCACTTCACGTGGCCGCCAGCTCCTCGGATAACGATCGCGAGCGGCCAACGAATCATCTTGCGCCGCTCGCGATCGTTAAGACTTATCCCGGCAACTGCTGAGGATATGCACCAACTGTCAAAGCGAACGCCGAGGCCAATTCATGCAATCCCGAGGCCGTCGCATTCGGAGCCATTTCCTTGATCGCCGTCAACAACGCCTGCCGAGTCTCTTTCGTCAGATCACCATCAGCCATCGATTACCCCTCTCGGCCCCAGCACCCTGCCGAGGCGGGCGTCACGCTATCGCCTCCACTCAGGCTTCAAGATCCAAACGCGAAAACTCGTCGCACACAAACAGACACCGGGGATAGGCCCCCCTTCCGAAACGGCTGTCTTCCCCAACCACCGTCCGAAAGGGGGCCACCGATCAACTATCTCGGATACGCCGGAGTCGTCGTAGGAGCAGTCGACACCGACAACAGCTCCCCGGTGCACATGGCCGTCGTCTTCTCCGCGTATGGCGTCGCCCACCTCGCCAACAGCTTGCCCGAACCACTACTGCCGAACGAATCCGAGTCCCCGAACAACTCCAACGCGGTAGGAACGGTCTTCGGCGGGACAGCGAAAACGATGTCGCCCCACGCATGAGCGTTGTCGACCGGAGAGCCAAGCAGCGGCCCACCGAACGAACCCAGATCAAACTTGCCGTTCTTCACCGGCTCAACGTTGCCGGTCTGCAGCCTCCAATTGGCCGTCGGAATCGCGCCCTTCGACGCACCCGCATTTACGTGGAACACCACGACACGACCATCATCGGCCGTCGCGCACGTCGGGCCCGCATCCACACTCACAGTGCCCTCGAACTCATCGCTCCCCCAGCCCGGGCCATGGCCCTTGACTTTCACCGAGGTATTCATCTGGTTGTAGTCCGTGCTACCCGAATCGTCCGCACTGCAAGCCGACAACGCGAACGCGCCGAATACCGCGACACCCGCGGCGACACTTCGAACTACTTTCGTTTTCAACATTCTATTTTCTCCTGACTTTGCCCAGGTCACATGCCTGAACCAAGCCGGAAGGTGCGACAAAGCAGGGCCGTCCCGCTTTGGCGGTTCGACACCACACTGGTACCGTCAACACCCTGCCGCCCAAAGCAGTGTGATTGGTCCCAGGCCCGGTCGCCATCCCAGGCACACGGGCTTGGGATCCTTCCAGCTTGAGTCAAATCCTAAACAGGTAATTTGCCCGAGCGACACTAGCGGGCACGCTGAAAGCCCAGATCAGGGGCAGATACCCGGCTAATCGCCCGTGGAAAAGCGCAGATTCTTAGAATTGTGGATAAGTCCAAAACAAGCTGGTAAACACCCATTGCCACATGTGGATAACCTGTGAGCTACGTGTGGATTATCTCTCAGGCTAACCCCAATAATAAATTTTTCTCGACATACGGAACCTCCTGGCGTGTCGGCCCGTCTTATGCCCCAACGACGAGCAAAAGACAGACCAAATCACCCCGCTACTTCCTCCCCCGCGGCCCGCGCCCGCACGTTGTAGACGGTGGCACGTGACACCCCGAACTCGCGCGCTAAATCCACCGGATGCTCACCAGCCGCAAGCCGCTCCAACACTTCGGCTGTCTGCTCACCCGTCAGCGCTGGCCTGCGGCCCTTGTACACACCCTTCGCCTTCGCGAGCTCGATGCCCTCGCGCTGACGCTCCCGGATCATCGACCGCTCGAACTCCGCCACCGCCCCCAGCATCGACAGCAGCAGCGTGGACATCGGCGAATCGTCGCCCGTGAACGTCAGGTTCTCCTTGACGAAGTGGACCCGCACACCCCGAACGGTCAACTCCCGCACGGTACGCCGCAGATCCTCCAGCGAGCGCGCCAGCCGATCCATCGAATGGACCACCAAAGTGTCGCCGTCGCGCACGTAGCCGAGCGCCTCGGTGAGCGCCGGCCGGGCAGTGTCCTTGCCGCTGGCCTTGTCCTCGAACCGCTTATCAACCTCGATGCCGTCGAGCTGACGTTCGGTGTTCTGGTCCAGCGTCGACACCCGCACGTAGCCGACCCGCTGCCCCGCTTTCGTGTCGCTCATCGGGTCATCATCCCCTGTCGTCATTCGAGGTCGGACCATTCGGCCCACGTCGGTAGCGGCTGGCTGTCCCAGTGGACGATCGCGATGGGCCGGCCGCGCTCGTTGAGCAACATGCCCTCCACGCCCGTGCGCTGGTGCTTCACGCGCCGGTCCGCCAGCGCGATGCGGATCGCGTCGAGATAACTGCCCGTGAACGCCTCGTCGGCGAACACGGCGTCCAGAGCCTCGTCAATGCCCTCGCGCTCCGTGATGGTGTCAGCGATCAGCGCACCCACCAGACGCGTCTCCGGCACGCTGATCATGGTCTCCAGGTGGGCCAGGTAGGACAGCAGTTGCGCCGTGGTGTGGGCGTTGATCGCGGCTTGCAGCTTCTCGCTTGCGCTCATCGGACCTCGTATTCCTCGACCAGTGCGCCGCGGCGCTCCACTCGGACCGCGAGCACTCTGGCGTTCGCCGTGGCGGCAGTGGTGGCCTCTTCGCTGGCGAGGTTGGTTAGAGCGCCCTGGAGGGCGGTCTGGACAGCGGCGGCGATCCGCGCGGCCTGGGCTTCGGTGACGCCTTCGATCTGGTAGGTCGTCGTGAAGCTGGTGAGGTAGCCGGTGGTTTTCGTGGCGGTGGTCACGAGTTCTCCGTTTCTAACTAGGTTCTAGACCACATTAGAACCTTGTCTAACAATTAGTCAACCACTCTTGTTAGACGGTATTTACGCATTTCACCGCTAATATCGCCGATTCTTCAATCTGTTTGGCACGGGTATACCCCAGTTAGACTGGCTCGGCCTCGTCGTCCTCGTCGGCCAGCTGCTCCAGTACGCGCGCCATCCATGAATCGGCCGGCGCTTCGACGCCCTGCGCCCGGCGGGTCACGGCCAGCCACTCGGCCAGCTCGTCGACCGGGATGCCATCGAGGGCGAGCACCTGGCGGGCCACCTCGACGTGGATGTCCCACAACGGATCTCCGGGCCCGGACACGAACGCGAACAGCTCGCGGCACTCGGCCACCACTGCGGCGTCCAGCGCGGCCGGGTCCAGCCGTCCCTCAGCCACATTCTTGGCGACCAACATCGCCGCCTTGATCGCGTCCTGCACGGGCTCGGTCGGGGCGGTCACGGCTCGACCACCTCGGCGTCGATGACGGGCTGCGCCGAGATCGCGGGCTGGCCGGCCGCAGCCAGTGCCAGTAGCTCGGCCTCCGCTCGCTCCAGCACCGCCACGGCGGTCGTGACGTTCACGTTGACCTCCTCAGGCACAACGACGAACAGACCCCACAGCTTGGCCTCCTTCTCGTAGCTGTCGAGTACCGCGCGGCCCAGCTCAGAAACGGTGCGGTGCTCCCCCTTGGCCTTGGCCTTGGCCATGGTTTCCATCAGCATTCCGCGAACCTGGCGGATGCCGTCACCGTTCGCGCGGCGCGCGATTTCGAGGGTGGACGGCGGGTTCTTCTTGAGCCACGCCATGGCGGCTTTCTGGGCCGATTGGGGCGATTTGAAGCCCGTGACCTCGGCGACTTCGCGCCATGTGCGTCCGGCGATGTGGAGCTGCCAGGCTTTTTCGGCGCGTTGGTTTGAGCCTTGGCGGTTCATGACTGGCGGCATGGTGGTGGATTTTCTTTGTTGGGGGTGCTGGCTGGGGTTTGGGCTAGGTGGTTGATGGTTCGGGGTTTTGGGGTGGTGGGGGTGAGTTACAGGCGTGTTTTTTGGCTGCTGGTGGCCTCGTGGGGCGGTTTTTGGCTGGTTTGTGGGGTGGTTGTGCCTGTGGGGGTGTTCCAGCCCATTTGGGCGCGGATGGTGGCGAGTCCTCGTTTGGCGGCTGCGGCGTGGTCGATGTGGCGGCATGGGAGTCCGTCTCGGTGGCCGTGGGTGTCGCAGAGCTGGCAGTTGCGGATGGCTTCGGCTTGGGCGATGTCGGTGAGGTCGGGTTGGGCTTGTGTGCGTTCGTCGGCCCAGGGGTCGTAGGGGTCACGCATCGTCGGTCTCTTGCTGGGTTCGGCTGCGGAGTGCGGCGTGGACGAGTTGGCGTCCGCGGGCGTTGGTTTCGGCTTGGGTGGGGTTGTGGTTGCAGACGGTGCTGGTGCCGGGGAGGTAGCCGTCTGGGTCGCAGAGGTCGCAGGTGGCGATGGCGTGGGCGCGGAGTTTGGCGGCTTGGTGGAGGGCGTCGGCCTTGGCTTGGGCTTGGGCGTGTGTTTGGTGTTCGGTCCAGCGTTCGTGTGCCTTGCGGAAGTTGGCGCAGGGGCCGCAGTTGTCCTCGATGGCGTCGGGGTTGTCGCGGTGGGCTTTGCATCGTGTGGGGGGTTCGTCTGGTGCTGGTGTGGGTTCGGCGGTCTCGTGTGCGCGCGCACGCGTACCCCCCACTTGAGTAGTTACCAAGGTGAGAGAACCTGAACCTGAACCAGAACCAGAACCCGAGGGTCCCTGGGTGGGTCTCGGGGAGGGTCCCGGGGTGGGTCCTGTTTCCCCAGGTGACGGGGTGGGTCCCGTAGACCCTCCCGAGGTGGGTCCTTCGGAGGGTCCCGTAGAGGGTCTAGGGGTGGGTCCCTGGGAGGGTCCCTCGGTGAGTCCGTCGAACGGTTCTGGGAACGGCTGCGGGTGTCCGTCGGCCAGGGTCTTGAGGTGTGCGCGGGCCGCCTTATGGGTGTCGTTGAGGGAGTCGCGCAGACGCTTGGCGTAGTCCTTGTCCCCCTTCACTTCCGGGACGTCCATACGGTCGAGCTCGTCGGCGAGCACGGCGGCGAACTTGGGCGAGTCGATGACGGCCAGGAGGCGCAGCGCGGCCAGGAACATGGTGGGCTGCTTGTCGAGTTCGTCGCGGCGGATCCGGGACCGGACCAACACCTCCCCCGTGTCCTCGTCGGTGAACACGAAGCCGCGGCGCTCCATGCGCACCAGCGCGGCCTGCAGGTCGCGCACGGCGGGCAGGTGGTCACCGTCGCGCATGGCCTTGCGCCAGCGGGTGAAGTTGATCGGCTGGATGCCGGCGGCATTGACGGCGCGCTGCCCGTTGAGGACCTGGAAGAACAGCTTGTCGAAGATCGGTTGGTTGCAGAAGTCGTCGTCGGACCATTGGGCGAACAGGTTTTTGGCGTACTCGCGGGTCGTCACTGTGCTGCCTCTGCGATCGATGGGGTGGTGGGCGGTGTGCTGATTTCATTCGTCGGGGGTGAAGAGGCGGCGCGTCGCCTGTCCGCGTCCAGCTCGCGGTTGACGCCGCCCCAGATCCCGTACGGTTCGCGTCTCGTGCTGGCGGCGGCCCGGCACTGCGGCCTCACAGGACATTTGGCGCATACCGCCTGGGCTGCGCGCGCAGTCACGGTGTCGGACGGGTCAGGGAAGAACAGCTCGGGGTCTTCGTCCCGGCACACTGCGCGGGCCTGCCAGTTGAGTTGACGCATCAGCGGTGGCCTTTCAGATCGTCGGGAAGGGGCACCACGCCAGGCGGCAGAATCCGGAGGCGTGTTCGGCTGCCGAAGGTTTGGCCGCATGAGCACATGTGGTCGCCGTCGTGGCCTTCGTCGAGTGCGCAGTCACATGGCGTCCCCTCGACCCACCAACCGCATACGTCGGTCATAAGCCGAGCTCGCTGAACAGATCTGGCGCCGATGGAACCGGCTTGCATGTGGAGACTGGCCGTTTCGGTGGCGAGGTATTCCGTCGTGATTCCGCATGCGGCGGTGCGGCGGGCGGGGTGGCGTCGAGTCCGGTGAGCGCTTCGCGCATGTTGTCGAGGGCGCGCTGCAGGTCGTCGATCCGATACCCGGTCGCCGCACCCGACAGCCGCCGCACTGCGGCCTTGACCGATCGGGTCTGGGCGAGCACCTCACGGATCTGTTCGATCTCGCCGAGCTTGACAACGTTGAAGTACGCGGGCGATTTGTCGTCCCAGTCGATTTGGTGGCCGAGAGCCTTCTCCAGTGCGCGCAGCCGTGTACGGGTCACTTCTACGAGCTGCCCGCTATCGGCCGCCCTGGCAAGTTCGTGCTTGATGCGCTGTTCGACACGCTCGTTCACTTCGGTGGAGGCTGCGCGGTGGGCATCGTCGCGGGCCTGGTTGATGGCTTGGGCGCGCAAGGTGTCCTGGCGGGCCATGATCGACCGGACAGCCAGCCACGATGGTTGGCGGTCGCGCCGGATATCGGCCTTGACCACGATTTGCATGCGGGTCTTGGATTTTCCAGGCGACATGAGCCCCCACCCGGGCGGCAGCTCGCCGTCGCGGACGATGGCGGGGTCGTTGACGACGAGCCACCATTGGTGGCATTGGTCGCACCATGGGTCGGCCTTCCCGGGTTTGTTGAGTTCGTTGAGCCAGTCGGCGCGGGACACCTTGAGTTCGTGGCCTACGAGGATCCGACCGCTGCTGCTGGTGAATCCGACGTAGATGGCATCGCAGCCGCCGTCGCGGCCCGACGCTCCGCCGGCCGGGTTCCATCCGACCTCTGGCAGGAACACACCGCCGGGCAGCGGTGCGCCGGGCTTGATGTAATGCCGCTGCAGCAGTGCGAGCAGGTCGGCGGTGTCACCCATTGGTGCGGCGTCCCTTCCGTTTCTGTGGGCGTGGGCAATTCGGGTGGTGGCCCTGCGTAGGTGGGTGCCAACCGCAGTACGTGCAGCGGCCCAGCGCGCGGCATTCGGCATACGTGAACAGCACCCGCGGCAGCTCAGCCATTGGCCAGCTCAAGCAACACGTCGGCATGACACGGCTGATCGAGTGGGCACCAGCACACGAGGTCGCGGCCGCTCAGGTCAGCGATCCCGTCGAGAATGATCTGGCGCGTCATGGCGTAATCCCGAGTGGCGCTCAGCACCGAGGCTTGGTTTCCGACTCGGAGCCAGTCCCGATAAAGAGCGACGGCCAGTCCTTGAGACGCGGACGGGTCGTGGGAGTAGAACCGGCCAGGCCCGACGACAAGGCCGCTCGATTTGTCGATCATCCACAGGTTGCCCCACTTGGTGGGCCGCCCGACGTAGATGGACCCTTCGGGCATGCGCCAGCCCGCGGTGCGCTTGCGCTGGATCCGCTTGTGGTGTCGGCAGTCCGGGCAGCACTTCCGGTTGGGCCGCGCGGTGTCGCAGCGTGAGAGTGGGCAGTCGCACCACTTGCACGGCGTGTCAGCGGCCATCACTGCACCCCTCGAATAGCGAATCCATCTGTGCTTCAAGGGCTGCGGTGCGGGTCCTCTGGCGCGTCTGCGCGTGGTGCTCGGCGTCGTAGTGCACGACGCGGCTGCCGGTGCCGTAGGCGGGCCGCCCGTTGACATTCGGGCAGCGGTCGAGGTGAGTACCGCGCAGGCACTCGCCCTCGCACTCGCAGCGGCCTTGGGCGCGCTCGAAACGGATGCGGCGCGAGATCTCGGGCCAGTCCTTGGGGTAGCGGTCGCGGTTCTCGGGGCGGATGGGCATCAGAGGCCTTCGGTGCCAGACAGGTCGTAGCAGATCAGGCCCGTCACCGGGAATGTCGGTTTCCATTCGCCGGTTCGATCGTTGCCTCCGCAGCAGTCCGACCCGGCGGGGTGGATGCAAGGCATGAATCCGTCCTCGCCCGGTGAGTAGTACTCGAAACCCCACCCGTCTCCACCGGGTGCTGTGCGACAGGCCAGGACAGCGTGACCGTTCGCGTCGATGATCGGAACGTCGGGATCGACACCGATTTGGTTCAGCCGCTCGGCATGGTCGTGTAGGTGTTCTTCGGTCTCGAATGTGATGAGTCGAGGCACAACCGTTGTGCACATTCACTTCTCCTTACGTTTCGTTGGGGCAACGATCGCGGTTCTCCGGGCGGATGGGCATCAGACCGCCTCCCAATCACCAAGGGCAGCGCGTTCGACGTGTGCCTTGCATCCCCACTCGCGCAGCTGTTTTGCCGCCGCGTCCGGCTGGGCCCGTTGCATGAACCGGCGGGCAGGAGCGATCGGCACGGCGATCACGGGCTGGTCGTCGTAGCCCCGGTATCCGTTCGGGTAGTCGGGCTCGTCTCCGGGTTCGCACACAAGGCGGGTGAATCGCGGCTTGTTACCCCAACCCGCCGGCGTCCATTCGTCACCCGGGTCTTCCAGGTACCCGGTGATATCGGGCAGCCAGGCGGGCGGCGGGTCATCACCCTCGGGGTTGCGGAAGTACTCGACGATCTGCTCCCACCAGCGCCAGTCTTGGTCTATAAACGGCATGCCGTCCTTGGTCGGCCACTCGTCGACAACCACGCGGTAGATGTACTTACGTGCGGACATCACGACACCTCCCCGCTGCGGTAGCCGTAGGGAGACAGGACCCGGATAGCGGGCACAGACATCGAGGTGCCGTTACTCATCCGGCACCCCATCGCCGTGCCTCCTCCCGGTGCCGCCGGGCAGCTGCGAGCAGCGCGGCGGCGACATCATCCAGCTCGTCGGAGTCGATACCCAGCCGGTCGGAAATGGTGATGTCGCCGTTGAATTCCTGCTCGATGTACGGGTCACTCAGCCACACCGTGTTGTCAGTGCCGCTGACCCCAACCGGCTTCGGCAGCTCCACGACCGCGTAGCCGTGGGACTCGAGCAGCTGCGCCGCCGTAAAGAGAGGATCGGGCATTACGCCACCACCTCGGGGTATTGGTCCCAGGTGCGCCCATCCAACTCACGGCCAGCGCGCTTCTTGCCGACGCGCTCCATGCAGACGCCGGGTCCGCTGCCGTCGCCGAGTACCGCGCCTGTCCCATCCGGTCTCAGGTAATTGCGCGCATAGTGCAGGCGGCGTCCGTTCCCCTCTGACCAGTTCAAACCGTCCTCCGGTGACCACTCACCCCACTGCTTGAACAGGAACGGCACGCCAGCGGCTACACACTGATCGCGCACCGAGCGCGCCCAGTCGGGATGCATCGGCCTTGCGCCCGGGCCGGATTCGCCGCCGACGATCACCCAGTCCAGATGCCCGATCCAGAAAACCGAGTCTTTCCCGATCGGGTCACCATGTAGGTCGATCGGCCCGAGAAGCGGCTCGGCACTGACGAACCGTACGGCGGCTGGGGTGTCCAGCAGTGCCGGGATGCGGAGGTCCGCGCGCTTCTGGTCCTCGGCGCTCACACCCAACCAGACGTTGGGCAGCGGCCAGCGCTCGGCTGGGTCGGTCCCGAGCGATTCGGATTCGTCGGGACCGTCTTCCACGCTCCAGGCGTCCCATACCAACTGGAGAAAGTCTCTTGAATTCAAAAGCGCCCGCATGCGCCCGTGCCGTTTGGTGAGCAGCTGGAACGTGTGTTGCGGCGCCAGCGCCATCACTGCGAACACGCGGGCTATGTACTCGTCAGGCACCTTGTCGTGGAACAGGTCTGACATCGAGTTGACGAAAATTCGGCGCGGCTTGGTCCAGCGCAGCGGCAAGTCGAGCTTGTCGGGTCGCAGCTGCACATCGAATCCGGTCTCGAAATAGTGCCCCCGCGTGCCGCGCCAACGCTCGGCGAATGTTCCCGCGTAGCAGTGATCGCAGCCGGGAGACACCTTGTCGCAACCGGTTACCGGATTCCATGTGGCATCAGTCCATTCGATGCCGGTCTTGTCGCCCATCACTGCACCCACTCGCGAACCGTCGTGCCCTCCGGGCATTCGACGATGAGAGCCGGATCCTCCGGCCCGTCGGGGCGCGCGCCGAACCTGACGGGCCACTGCCAGCCGTGCACCGGATCGGGATGTAGCACGGACAGCACCCATCCCTGGCCTATGCCACGTAAGGGCACATCAGCATCAAATACCGCACGCAACCATAGGCTTTCACCACTTGGCGCTTCTACCACCACCGTCACTCCGCCGTATGCGTCGAACTCTTCGGTGAATGCGCCCTCGACTTCCAGTAGGTCGTCGCTGGCTCCGTAGAAGGTGATCGCGCTCATTCGTTGTCTCCGTTCGTTTTCGGGTCGGCTTCGAATCCGGGGCAGTCGGACAGCACCGACCGGGGGTTGATGTCACCGACGTGCTGGGATAGGTGATCGCCGCAGATGCAGATCGGGTTGTCTGTCATGCGCCCGCCTCCAGCCCGAATAACCCTTGCTGCATGGGCTTTTGGAGCCGCGACATGATCAGTGGCAAGTAGTCGGCCTCACGTTCGATAGCGATACACTGGCGGTCCTCCAGAACGCAGGCCTCGGCCGTCGTGCCGCTTCCGGCGAAGGGCTCCAGCACCACCGCGCCCACCGGGGTGACGAGCCGCACCAGCCAGCGCATCAGGTCCAGTGGCTTGACCGTCGGGTGCTGCACACCGTCGGCGTTGGGCCGCTCTGAGGTTGGGGCCTTGGCCTCGTAGCGGAACACGGGGAAGAACCGTGAAGCGCCGCCGCTGTCGCCGTAGGTGTCGGCGGGCACGAACGTGCGGGTGTCGGCGCCATAGATCGTGCCGCCCGCGCGCGGCTGACGATCGGTGCCAGCACGCATGGTTCCCGAGTGCAAGACGCCCGTCTGCCGGTCGAGAGCTTCGGCCTGCCGCTCATCGAGGGCAACGTTGGTCGGCCAACGGCCCAATTCTTCGGATCTGGCCACCGATGCACGACTTCGCTCGGCGTTCGCTGCCACCATGTCGGGGTCGTCCATCCAGGGCCGGTGCCAGCCGTCTTTCATCTGCTGGCCGCGCGTCGTTGCGCCGCCGCCGAGTTTGTCCCCGGTGGGTATCCGACAGGCATCGATGTTCAGCGCCCCGGTGCCGTACTCGAGCACGTTCGCGGCCACGGTGCCCGCCAACGGCTTCCGCGCGACCACGATTGGCTCGAATGACGGCTTGAGCGCGGTACCCCATCCCTGCCACTCATCGGTGTACGGCTCACGTCCATGCCCATTGCAGCAGCGGCAGTTACGGTCCGGGATCTGGTCGTTTCCAGTGCCGTTGCACATCACACAGGTGCGACCGGACCACCTTTGCGTATTCAGCGCTTTGTGAACATCCATCGACTTCGGAAACCCTGAGCCGTACAGCCACGCGATGCTGTCGCGGATCTCGAAACCGGCGTCCTCGATTCCGCTCGCGAGCCGATGCCAGGTACGCGAACCGCCGAACGCAAGTAGGTGACCACCAGGTTTGAGGATGCGCATGCACTCGGTGGCCCAAGCGGTGCACCAGCGCTGAAAGTTGAGCATCGCCGCCGGCGAGAGGTCGTAGCGGCCAGCCTCCATGGCACCGCTGTTGCCGTCACGGTTCGGGCGCTCGCGGCGGGAGACGGCCGGTGTCCCGTTCTTGCGTCGTGACCCGAACGCGCCAGGTTGATCCCAAGCCTTGCCCATGAACGCGATGCCATAGGGCGGGTCCGTGATCACCGCGTCGACGCTTTCGTCCGGCAGCTCGCGCAGCACGTCGAGGCAGTCTCCGTGGTAGAGGGTGACCGAATCATCTTGGTAGTAGGGCATGATCATGCGCTGACTCCGAATAGCTCCAGCTGCCCGACCAGCTCCTCCTCCGTGGTGAACCCGAGCGCACGGTCGAGCAAGTCTTCTGTCCAGTCCTCACAGCGCCAGAACTCGGCCTTGGCGTCGGCTTCCTGCTGCTCAGTCGGCGGGCAAAAGCGATCGCCCATGTACGCGTACCCGCACGGTTCACTCCCGCAGTGGCAGAACTGGTGGCGAAGTAGGTTGTTGCGCTGCGCGGCGGCGGCGCACTCCCGCATCTCGGCGACAAGCTCGGCCGGCAGGGAGCGCGCGTACTTGTTCAGCTGTGCAGTGGTCACGGTGACGACGGGGATGCCCCTCGACACGATCTTGCCGTGTCCGCACTCAAATCCCTTGATGTGAGCGGGGTATCCGTCGGCAGGCAGTCGCGTGCCGCCGTAGCAGGACTGCATCAAACGGGTGACACCTGCAGGACCGATGAGGCAGTCACGCATTGTCCACCCGCCGACCATCCGCAGCAGCCAGCGCTGGTCATCGGTCAGCATCACGCACCTGCCTCGTCGATCGCGCGAAGGATTCGGCGTGCGCCTTGCTGAATCTCTAGACCAAAGTGCGGGTTATCTCGCCAGTACTCAGCCACTCCGCGAATCTCCTCAAGCGCCTTTCCTTGCCGCTCGGCGAGCTGCTTGGTGGCCAGCACCGTGTCGGCCGCGCCGAGGATGCCCAGCACCGCGCCGCGATCAATCGCATTGAGGGCGTCTGCGAGTTGCGCCAACGTCACACCCCCGATGCCTGGGCTTCGGCGTGCGCGCCGTCGAGCTCGATGGCGTACAGCTGCGCCGTATGCAACGCGGCGAACGCCTTACCCTCCGCGGGCAATGCCAGCATGGGCAGGCCGTCGTACCCGACACCCTGCAGGACCCATTCGCGGCCGACGCTCTGAACCATGTAGGTGCCGCGCAGCCCGACCGCGACTAGGGCACCGATGATCTCGCTGTGGCCGCGCCACCTCAGGCTCATAATCCAAAGCCCTCTACGCGGACCTCGACGCCAGCCGTCTCCTCTACGCGGACCTCGACGCCGGCCGTCTCCCCCAGCTCGGCGATCCGCTTGTAGCCGGATAGGCTCACTACCTGCGAGTCGTCGGAGAAACACACACCGGTGAGGGCATCGAGAATGGCGCGTTCCAGCTTGTCCAAGTCGGGCCGCTTGGTCGCCGCCGGCGTCCGGGTCTTGGGGGCTGACTTCGGCCGTGGCAGAACGAATTGCAACGTCACCGACACTGGCCCAGCGAATATGGGGCGGCCCGCCATCGCCCCGTGAGCGACCAACGCGACCCGTTCACGCCACGGCCCAACCTCTTTCGACGACTCAACCAAGATGCCGCGACCCACATGCTTCTTGCTGCCCTGAGGGGCGGGCTTGCCCGGAACGAAAAACACCGCATCCGAGGTGTTCAGCAGCGTCGGCGTCGTCACTGCTCACCGGCTTTCGGAGCGATCGCGGCGAGCGCGTCCGCCAGTTGCTCCGGCGCGAACTTCACCTCACGCGCCTTGCTGCCCTCGGCCGGCCCGACGATCCCGACCGCAGCCATTTCGTCGAGGAGACCGGCAGCTCTGGCGAATCCGATCTTGAGCTTGCGCTGCAGCATGGACGTGGATCCGAAGTTGGTGGTGACCACCAGTTCCACCGCCTGGCGCAGCAGGTTCTCGCCGTCGATCTCCAGCTGCTCGGTGTCGTCGTCCGGATCGGAGTCGCTGTGCGCCATGAACAACCCAGCCCCGTGGCGCAGCAGATCAGCAGCCACACTCGCGCCGTTGTCGTCCTGTCCGAGGACCGGCTCGATGCTGGGCCCGTCGGTCGTGAACCCCTCCACATACGAGCCCGGGGTGGCAAGGCCGATCCACGTGTCGCCGATCTGGACGGTCTGCACCAGCCGCTTCGACGACCGGAACATCTGGATCTGCATCTTGCGGCGCTTCGCCACCGCCACCAGCGAGGCCAAGACCCCCGCCGACCACAGCGTGAGCGGAACCTCTTCGTAGTCCTCCTTGGTCAGGAAATCACCAGTCCGCAGGCGCTGCACGATGCTCGTCGGGAACCGCGACTCGTGATGTGCGTGGAACTGAAACTCGTTGTCCGAGCCAAAAAGTGCGGGCGACTCCGACAGCGTCACGGTCCAACCTGGGTGCTCGTCGTCCTTCTTGCTCTCCGGCGGATCGGCCAACACCAGGTGGATGTCGACGGTGTGCTGATCGCCCTTGCTCTTGGCCCAGGACTTGCACAGCGCCAGCACGTTAACGACCGATTCACAGGGCCACACCATCGGGTCAATGCGCCCGTCGATCGGAATCCACGTGTGCCCGAAGACGAACTTCGTAGTCGACGTCGCGGCCAGCAGGTCCACGTCGCCGGGTTCTTCCCGCCAGGGCCCGCGGGTGGTGGCGATGTGAACTCCACCGAAGGTGTTGTTGGCTGTCGCCAACGCGTCGGTCAGTACGTCGATCAGCTTGTTGGTTGGAACTGTGATGCTCATGGATTGCCTTCCAAAGATGAGATGGCTACCGACGATTGCCGGTGGCAGTGCGGATTTCGTGCTCTAGTTCCCGAGCTACTTCCGGTTGATCAGCGGCTCGGGAGGCAATGCGGGCGCGCTCACTGCTTCGCGTCCGCAAAGCCGGGGTGCTGGCCTGCCATGTGGCGCTGCAGGTTGACGAAAGACCTGTTGCAGCATGGGCATACGCCCTTGGCGATGCGGTTGCGGGTCTTCGTCAACTTGCCCTTGGTAACCGCGTGCGCCGCTTTCGCTGCGCGCAGGTCTTCCTCGCGGTTAGCGAGCTGCCGCTCAAGACGCGCGGCCCGGGCCTTCGCCAGCTCGGTCTCGTTCTTCTGCGGGTAGTACCGGCTGTGACCGTTCGGGCAATACCAGGTCCTGTGGTCCTCCCGGCGCTGGCGAACGAACTCATCGTTGAGCGCGAACGGAACTCCGCAACCCTCATGGCCACAGTGAATGACGGTGTAGGTATCGACCGCGGTGAATGTCGTGCTCACTTCGCCGCGTCCTCGTCGAACATGCCGATCAACGATTGGGCCTGTTCCTGTGTGAGGTCCTGATCCCGGCTGACCTGTGCCTGGGTAGCCGACAGCACGTAGTCGAACCAGCCGGAATCGTCAGCGGCGAAGCCCTGCTCTTTCCGGATCTGCGCCAACCGAGTCAGCTGCTGACCCGTCGCCATCATGACGTCCTCGACTGGGCCGCGAACATCGATTGACTCCCGCTCGGGTGTCGGTTCGTCCACCGGCTCACCGACAACCTCACCGTCGATATGGGTCGGGCTGTCGATCGCACCCTCAGAAAGATCCAGGCGCACACTGCCGTCGTTGTCGATGGCCCGCTGGATCTCCGTCGACTTCGGCATCAACGCCATCAGCCGCAACAGCATCGTCTTCTTGCCCATGGCGTCGAAATGATCCGACCACGGACCGATGATTTTGCCCTCGCGGGTCTTGGCCATGGCGAACTTGTCTCGATGTTCCTCCATGTCCGCGACCGTCATCGGATCGGTCAGCGAGTAACCGCCGTTGGCCAGACGACCAACCGCGTAGAACAGGCGGGCATCACCACGCGGGCCGTCCAGGTTCGGGCGGTGCACCCACTTATCCTCGGCCGCACCGTATTCGACCTCGAACTGATCGTTGCTGTACACGATCCGCGAGTGCAGTGAGGCGATCTGCTCGGAGCGGTGACCGAGCTCGACATAGCCCTTGTAGCCGATGATCAGTTGGGCCTTTTGGCCGCGAGTCTTGCTGTCCCAGAAGGGCAAAATCCACGCGTGGCCCAATGCGCCCACACCCGGACGCAAACCTAGCTGTGCGCATGTCATCGCCGACCCCAACACCGATACCGGGTCGCACTCCGCCAGCTTCGGAGTCTGCTTCACACACGTCATCACGTCGCGGATCAGCTGTACGGCTTCCACTCCTCGCGGCATGGCCCGCTGAAACTGCGTTTCCATCTTCGCGAGCTGGGTCTGTAGCGACTCTCCGCCGCCCTGCTGGGCGACCGACTGTTGTGCGCGTCGTGCCAGATCTCTTGCCATGGTGGTTATTTCCCTTTCGGTATGTAGATGGATGTGGATTGAAAACGCCGATATAGCTCGGGGTTTTCGGACTTGAGGAGGTCACGGTCGACGACCTCGACCTTGTGGAGCCACAGGTCCGCATCAGGCTCCTCAGCGCGGAACTCCTTCTCTCGGAATTGGCCTCGTTTGAGTGCGACCAACTTGTTGCCCGCCTCATCGGTAAGCACGTCAGCGCCCTGCAGCAGCGCGGCTAACCGGTTCACCGCTTCTGCTTTCGCCACCTTCGACCCCTTCTCCTGCGCGAGGGCGCAGCGATAGGCCGAGACGGCATCGGCCACCGAGGCGGGGTCTTCTGCGATCAGCTCCACTCCCGGCTGCCGCGGCCAGCGTGCGGCGATGGCCTCCGCGGTCGCGTCCGAGCCGTCGATCGGCGGCGCGACATCGGGGATGATGTACGTCTCCCATAGGTGCTGCTCGGCCTGATTGATCGTCGCGATCAGGTCCTCGTCACGCGGGATGTACTCCCAGCGCAACCGGTTTCCACCCACCAGGCCGGCCACGTAAGCCCCGTCAGCGCCCGTGACAGCCATCCCGTGCTGCACCTGCAGTTCCGCGTGATCCGGCACCTGGTCTTCCCAGTCCGCCGCCAGCCATGCCGACGCATTTTTGATCTCCACGAGGGCATTGAGCGAGAGGATCAGACCGTCCGGGTTGTACAGCTGCCAGGGCCGCACCAACGACCGCAGCGTCTTGCACTCAACGATTTCCGCCTCGAGGCGGCGGGCCAACTCCTCGCGGATCACAGGCTCCAGCAGCGTGCCCCACATCATCGCCTCGGTTTCGTCCTCCGGGCGGGCTCGGCCTGTCTTCTCGACCCACACGGAGAACGGCGAACCGTACTTGCCCATCCCGAGAACTGCTGAGCAGTCCGACGACCCGATACCAGTGCGCCGCAACTCAAGCCATTCGTCACGATCCTTGTAGTCACCAGCCAGCTCGGCATAGTTGGCCCAAAACGGGGTATCGGTCACTGGTAGCTCCTCACTTCGTCGAGAGCGTCGGTGCGGTCACCGGCCATGCCGAGCGCTCCGCGTCGCGCGACATCCGCTGCGGCGCGCTCCATTTCCGTCATCGTGTGCGTGGCAGCGCGCCACTCCTCGGCCTCGTACTCGTACGCCATCACCGGTTCACCCCTGTCTCTTCTGATTGGTCGGCAGGGTCCGGGTAAAGCCGGAAACCCCACAGCAAGATCGATGCGGCGCAAAGCAACAGGGCGACCGCAAACAGTTCGACGCAGAACAAGACGAGTGCGCCCCACGCCACCAGCCCGAACACCCAGGCGGCGACCGCCAGTGCGCGCGTCATGACGCCAACACCGAGAGGCGAGCGCGGTTTTCTACGATGGCGTCGAGCCGGCGCTGCAACGCAACCGTGCCCTCGTCGGGATTGACGAACGCCGCGAGCGCCATCGCGATCTGCGCATACTTGGCCGGGTGCAGCTCTGCCAGGAGCCGAAGCTGCTCAAACACCCGGCGTGGATCGTCCTCACGAAGCCTTTCGACAAGGTCAAGTGCATCCTCGGCCACACGATCGAGGTCGGGTTCGTACGACTGATCCACCCCTGGCCGCCTCACCGAGCACCGCCTACTGCTCTCGCCACGATCCGCTCGTACGTGGCTTCGGCAGTCATGACGGCGCGCTGGCGCACCTTGTGAGCGGCCAGGATTGCAGGCGCAACCTGCCGAGCCCGCTCCAGCAGCTCAACGACTTTCGCGATCTCGTCCGGCCTCATTGCCCCGGCATCACTTCGGCCATGCCGGTCGCTGATACGCATGATCGTCTTGCCCGAGTCCAAGTTGACCCAGACGTAGACGGCGCCGCTGCTGAGTTCAACCTCGCCGATAGGTTCCCCGCTCATCGGGCACCGCCGTCCCGAAGATCTGCGACGGTCGGCCGGAACTTGTTGGCGCGGTGCTGCCCTCGGTACCGACGCCCCCTGGTCGCGGGCGGCACCACAGAGGGGCGATCGACCTCGATCTGCAGCTCCGCCAACACCTTGTCCAGCAGGTGCTCCCGGTTCTGCACCGGCAGCATCACCGGCTCCTGCATAGCCACCGCAGCGCAGGTGGCATCGTAATCGGCCGGTGTCCAAACCGGCTGCAGCGCCGTCACCGGACGACCACCGTTCCGGCCGGCAGCCAATCCGGCTCACCGGGAACAACGTTGTAGTCGAACACCAGGTACTTCTCGTAGCCCTGCGTGCTTTCCTGGCGGTAGTAGCCCTCGCTGCGAGTGCACGAGTAGTAGCCGCAGTAGGTGCTGCCCCGCACCCATCCGGCGGCCGTCCAAATCCGGCGCTCCCGAATCCAGCTGCCGTCAGGACGTTTCGGGCCGTCGCAGATCGTTCGCAACTGGCTGCCGAACAGGCCCCAGCTCACTGTCTCGCAGCCGTCGTTGGGCGCAGCATGCGCGCGCTGGGCGTACCCGACTGCAGCCATTGCCAGCACCGCGCCCGTGAGCATCCCGATCAGAGCGCGCCGCACTGCCGTGGCGCTCACTTCTCCACCGCCGCAACAAGACGCGCGATGATTGCGGCGTGAAATTCGAGCAGCTGGCGGGCGGCTTCCCGCGCCTTCTCGTCGCAACGTGAACCGGCAGCGTGCGCCGTGAATTCCGCACTCTGGGCCTTCTCGTCCCACAGGATCGTCAGCCATCCATCACCGGCAGGATGTGGCATCGCAACACCCACCCGACTCGGCCCCAGCGCCCGCTCGACGTACGCGACCAGAGCGCCGTCTTCACGCTCTCTGACCTCGTGGGTAGACTCCATGGTTGGCATTGGGTTCCTCTCTCCGTTGTGATCCATTGCCTGGCCCCGCTGTTCCAGCAGCGGGGCTCACTTCTTGGTGATGCGGTACTCATCCCGCAGGTCAGCGGCGACACATTCCGCGAATGCCTCGGCGACGGAGGAACTCAATCCACCCGGCCCAGCCAGGCTCGAGTAGACGTGCGACTCCAGATCGGCGCTCGATATCTCCGACTCCATCGGGCGGCAACGCTGCTCGGCCAGCCGCTGACATACCACTGCCGTGGAAGCCGCTGCGCCACGCAGGAACTCGACAGCCAAGCCGAACACAATCCCCAGAGCGCCATCCGCGGTGATCACAGCGACACCGACCTGGCGCACTCACGCACCCGCAGATCCGCGACTTCGTCGGACAACTCAGCGACCCGCTCCTGCAGCGCGTCGCGCTCATCGCGCGCCGCACACTCGGCGTCGGCGTAATGCTTGATCTCGGTAGCCAACGCTTCAGCGGCAGCGCTCACTGTCCGTAGCAGCTCAGCCAGGTTGATGATCGCCGCACGCTCGCCATCACTGGACGCGTTACCCAGGTACAGCTGAACCAGGTACCGCAGCTCGCGCGCTTGCTTCTTCGAATCCGGCTCGTCGTCCAGCTTCTGCAGCAGCCGATCGCGGTCGGCGCTCACGCGGTCGAGTTCTGCCAATGCTGCCTCGAGCGTTTCCGGGCGGGCGGTCATGCGTTCACCAGCCGTCGGCGTGATCGCGCGGAGAGACCGAATGCCAGCGGCGCGTCAGGCTCAGCGGCCTCCTCCTCCGGCGCGGGCACTTCGGTTTTGGCGTTCGTGAAGTGCGCAATCAGCGCATCAACTTGGGCCTTCGTGAAGCGCCACTCGCGGCCGACCTTGTAGCCCTCGATCTCGCCGCGATTCAGTCGTCGCCGCAACCAGCGCTCACCATCGGTCCATTCCTCGGGCAACACGTCGGCCACAACCTGCGCCAATGAGTAGGTCTCAATGCGCGCGCTCATACGGCAGTCACCGCCCGCCGTGCCCGGATCTGCTTCGGCCGGGCTTTAGTCATCGGTTCGACGACGATCTGGCTCATGGGAATGCCGAACTTCTGGCACATGGCATCGATCAGCGTCGGCGTCGCCCGTCCCGCCCAGTTGCGGTCGAACGCGTCATAGACGGTCGATGATCCGACGCCAAGGAATCTCGCTAGTTCAGCGACAGTCTCAATGTTGTTGGTGGCCAAGGTGTTCCGCACACCTTGCGGCTGCCATTCCAGTCCGTAGCTCACGTCAGGAACAGTAGCACCGCATATCGGAATTCCGGCATTACATTCCGGAAATCCGGAATCGTGTCGCGTTCAGTCGGTACGTTTCCGCATGTCACGAAACTTTGACGGGTTCCGGAAATCCGGGATAGCATTCCGGTATGCCGAGAAGTGACCGCAGAGGACGTGACCTGAAAACGTTCCTGCAAGCCGAGATAGTCGGAAGCGACCTCACCGTCACCCAGGTCCACGAAGCAGCCGGACTGACCGCATGGCAATACCGCGGCGACAAGCGCACCCCCGGCCGGAAAGACGCTGACGACTTCCCGAACGCCGAAGAACTGCGACTCATCGCCGCCCACTACCAACTAGGCGACGAGGGCTACTTCAATCTCCTCGTAGAGTTCGGCATCACCGAGCCACAACCAGGCTTCCCCGGATTCACCGGGGGCGCCGTCAGCCCAAAAGCCCAGGGCCGCACGGGGACCAAGGCGCGGCCCGCCAAGAAGACCAAACGCACGGCCATCCACCCCGACACCTTCAGCCCTAATGCACCCGCCCCGTAAGTCGCCCCTTCTCCAACCAGGAGTGAGCTGAGATTGCGGCGAACCCGAACCCGCACGAGCACGCAAGGAGCCACACCGGCAGCGAAGCCGCTGCAGTATCTTGCATCTCAGCAGGTAGGAATGTCGTCGCGATCCTGACCGCGCACGCGGCCATCCCGAACCCTGCGGCCAGCATGTAAGACCCACATAGCCCACGGATCGCCGGCCGGTCCCGCCACATCGGTATCAGCGAGTAGATACTGTAACCCAGCAGGTACATCAGTGTTCCGCAAAGCACGATCCAATAGGCGATGAGCGAAAGGTCCGCAACGACGCGAAAGAAGTCATCGTGGTAGATCTTGGCGCTGTTACCAATAGTGAACAACGCCAGCATGATCGGTAGACAGAGAGTCGCGGGCAGCTCCACGTGGAGCTTGAACCGCCGTTTCAACTGCTCCTGATCCAAACGGATAATCATGTGGTAGCAAAGCGCCGACGCTGCAACAACATAGCAATCGTGACCGATCAGATCCTCAAGGTTCCAACACCCCGTTGGTGCGTGCAACCAAACCCCGAGTGTTCGAGATGCCAACGGGGACATAAGAAAAATCGCCGCACCCTGCAACGCGATGTTGAGGGTGGCGGCGACTTCCATACGGCGGGTCCACGTCACGCGCCTGATCCACAGAGACCAACAGACCGTGACAAGGGTAAACGTGATTAGAGCAGCAGGCATCAGCGAAAACCTTTGTGAATTAAAGGAATTAGAAGTTAGACACACCCCGGAGTGAACAAAACGTTACACCCTGTCACCCGACCGAAACCTTTGAATTTAGGTAACGATCTGGTCTCAGCGGAGAGTCTTACCCATGATGTCGGCGACAGCCCTGCTACTGGCCCGATCAACGTCTCCGTATGTGTCAACAGTGGTTTGGATGTTCTCGTGACCCAGATGGCGCGACACCACGGTGATCGGCACTCCTGCCAGCAATAGCCAAGAAGCGCACGTGTGCCGCAGATCGTGCGGTGTCGGCCGCGGAACCAGCCCCGCGCGCGCAATGGCTGGGTTCCAGACCCGATCCAGGTATCCGTGATAGCGGATAGGGCCCCCAACGCGATTACGGAACATCCACTCTTCTGAGAAGTCCACTCGCGACAGGATGTGGTCGGGGACGTCGATTTCGCGCCGCGAGCGTCTCGACTTCGGAGGCCCAAGGTAATAGCCCTTGTCTGGTGAATACTTCCACGCCTGCCGAATCTTGACCGTTCCCTTGCGCTTGTCGATGTGTTCGGCCGGCTGCAAGGCAGTGGCCTCACTCCACCGGCATCCAGACGCGACAAGGAACTCCTGAAGCTCGCGCCAGTATTCGGTGGTCGAGTCCTGCAAGAGGTCGAACTGCTCATGCGTGAGCATCTGGATGTCGTGATCGTCATCTTCATCGCCGCCCGCTCTTTTTAGCTTGCGGCCCGCTGCAGGGTTGCGGGGGATGAGTTTCGGCACAGCAGCGTTAAGGCAGCCCGACAAGAACCCGTACTTGTTCGACAAGGTCTTGGGCGAGATCTTCGTGCCCTTCTTGGTGGGGGTTTCCTCGAGGTGCTTAACCCACAGCGACATGTCCTCCTCCGAAAGTGCAGTGATGGGGATATCTCCGAGGATGGGTGCGATGTCGTTCTTGAGGTAAGCCTCGTACTTGTAAATGGTGTAGTCGTCGAGCCCCGTCAGGTGGTCGATATGGTGCCTGACCCATTGGGCAACAGTGATCCCGGCAGATGGGGTGCGAGCCCGCGGATTGGGGTCAATTCTGTACAGCTCACACGCACGTGCCGCACCATGTGCGTCAACTGCTGCCTTGAACGCCTCGGCAGCACTCAGGGTGTCCCAGCTGGTTGACGACTGGCGGCCGTCGATACGGAAGTTGACGTCCCATACCTGAGAGCCGTCTTTGAGGGTGCGAGGCTTGCGGACCGATGCCATGGTCGACAT